TCATAATCCTGGGGTCGGGGGTTCAAGTCCCTCCTCCGCTACCATCAATGACCCCCGACGATGGGAAACTCCCCTCCTTGGGGATTGTTGGGCTTCTGCCATGCCGATGACGGCGTGCAGCGAGCCGGTGACCTCGATCGCATTGTGGTCCTCGGCCGGCGTGACGACGATCCGATCGATGAGCCCGCGCACTTTGCCCGCGCTTGTGGCGTCGTTGACTTCCCGGCTGCGCAGCGTCTGCGCCAGGCTGGCGATCTGCTTCCGGTACGCGTCGACGATCTGCGGGTGGAGCGCGATCACAGACGGCGCCTGCAGCTCGCTTAACGCAGCCTCGAGGCGCTCCCGCTCCTGCTGCTTGGCCGTCAGCGCTTCCTTGACCTGGGCAAAGCCGCTCGCGCCGTCGGCGATCGCCGCGACCAGGCGATCGATAGCCTCGTCGATCGCGCGGAGCTTGCGCTCAAGATGCGCCCGCACGGCGCCATCCGAGCGGCGGATCCGCGTTTGTTCGTCATGGTAGCGCTTCACGACGAGCTGCAGCACGTCGGGCGCGAGCAGCTTCTCCTGCAGGCCGTGCAGCACGCGCGCCTCGAGCTCGGCGCCGGCGATCCGCTGGCCGTTCGCGCAGGTGCCTTTCTCACGGTGTCGTGAGCATCCCCATCGGTCGCGATCGATGACCTGGTAGGTTGCGCCGCACTGACCGCAAAGGACGAGGCGAGAAAGGAAATGGCGCGGCCGCTGGCGATGCGGGAGGTTCGTGCGACCCAGCGCGCCGAGCAGCTCCTGGACGCGCTCCCAGAGCACGTCGTCGACGATGCGCAATTGCGGCACCTCGACCGAATGAAGCTCGGCCGCGTCATTCACCCGCGACAGGCGCTTCCGACTCTCCGGATCGCGGACCATGTGAACGCGATTCCAGACATAGCGGCCGACATAGACGGGATTTCGCAGGATTCCCGTGCGTCGGCCGGCGCCGCCGACGATGGTGTTGCCGCGCCATTCGGCGCTGCGAGGCGCCACGATCCCGTCAGCGTTCAGGCGTTTGGCGATCTCGCGTGGGCCTATGCCGTCGGCATATTCTTGAAAGATGCGCCGAATAACGATCGCCTCCTCCTCGACAATGCGCCGGCGGCCGCGATCGACGGTGCCGTCGTCGCGCAGCTTGCGATCCGGCGCATACCCATAGGCGATGCCGCCGGGGATAAGGCCGCGGCTCAACGCGCCGCGCGCGCCCCGGCGCACCTTCTCGGCGTGCTTCTTCAGCTCTAGCGCATCCATCGTGCCAGCGAGGCCGATGTGCAGCTCGCTGACCTCCCCCTGAGCCAGCGTGAAGATCCGCGCGCCAGCGAAATGCGCGCGCTTGTAGATCCCGGCGATATCCTCCTGGTCGCGCGCAAGTCGATCGAGCGCCTCCGCCAGGACGATGTCGAAGCGGCCGGCGACGATGTCTTTCATCATCCGCGTCATGTCGGGCCTGCGGATGTTGGCGCCCGAGATGGCGAGATCCCTGTAGACCTCGACGACGCGCCATCCTTCGCGCTCGGCGCGCTCACGACAGACGCTGATCTGGTCCTCGGCCGAGGTTTCCGATTGGCGGTCGGACGAGAAGCGAGCGTAGATGGCGCAGCGGAGCATGGCATTTCCCGGGAATCGGTGGTGGTGAGGGCCGCAGCATCCGCGCGCGCCATCTCGCGGGCAATGGTGTCGGCCAGATCGGCGAGGAGGGGATGCATCAGGCGTCCTCCTCGATGAGCAGAGGATTGAGCGTGAGCTCTCCATTCACAACCGTCACCAGGTTCGATCGGGTAAGGTCTTTCATACCCTTGCCGAACCAGCCGGACGTGTGCGCTCTACCTATACGGCGGCCGACCACCTCCTTGGTCGCCGGACCGTTGCACACGATGTCGTTCAGGATCTCGCCGCCTGGTCCGCGCACCATTTCCGCCCACAGCGCCACCAATTCATCGATCGGCGTTATTTCCCTGCTCGGGATCTGGGCATCGGCTATAAGCGCGGCGCTGGCATAGAACCGACCTTCGGCTGCTTTTTCGATCCAACCGCGATCGACGATCGCCTTGCGTGCTTTGCCGAGGTAGCCGCTCCCCGGGCGTCGCACCGTTACCAGAGCGAGCTCATCCCAGCTCCAATCGCCTGGCGAGTTACCTTTGAGCACGGCGGCCATATCGATTGCCGCAGAGTTAAGCGGTTCGACCTCGCCTGGGGGTCGTGGCGCCGATCGGCGCGCTGCTTTATCCGCGGCGGGCTCGGGAGGGGCACTCGCTGCGCCCGCCGCGCCTCTACCGGCGCCAGTTTGGGGGGCGGCGCCGGCGGAGGATCCTTGTTTGTGGGCATGCGCGGGGGGCACCCTTGAGCTGGATTCGCCCCCCGCGGCCTCGGCGACCACCGCCGGTGCCTCGTCCGGCCGAAGATGGCGGATCTGCTCGCCCTCCTCGACGAATAGCTTGCCGAGAGCGCCATGCGCCTCGGCTACGATGCGGCGATGCCGGCGGAGCAGCTGCTCAAGCTCGCCGCAGCGTTGTGTCTCGTGCGCAAGCTCGCCTTCGAGCTCGGCGATACGCCGATCGCGTTCGACGAGCAGTGCGCCTGCAGCTGTGCCGACCTGGTAGGCCTCGGTCGGATCGGCGGGGATCGAGGGATCGCTTATCGGCGCTGGTGGCGGGGCCAGCGCGGCAAGGATATCGCGGAGCGCCTCGGCCGCCGGCGGCGTCGGCACGCGCGCCTGGCCCGACTTGATCGGGGTGGTCTCGACGTCGTCGACACGGAACAACACGGGCTCGGCCGAGATCGCCGGGCCCAGCCCCCAGAAGAACCGCACCTCCATCCCGCGGAGCTTTTCGCGCCCCTCGGCGGGCGTGAAGCCGAGCTGGTCGGCCATGGTGTTGCGATCGACCGATTGACCCACGCGGCCGAGCAGCCAATTGTTGCACATGCCCCGTATCGCCGGCGCGATACTGTCCGCGAGACGAAGGCTTGCGAGCACTGCGGTGAAGCCGCGCTTTCGGCCGCGGCTCACCAGGTCGGTGACGGCAGGCAGCGCCTCGGTCGGATATTTGGCCGACGCAAACCGCTGCGCCTCATCGATCGCCACCAGCAGTGGATGCCAATGCTCGCGCGGGGCCGACATCAGTCCTTCCAGAAAGCGTGCGACATATTCCGGCGCCTGGGCGCCAAAGTCGTTGAGCTGGACGATCAGCGAGAAGCCATGCTCGAGCGCGCTGCGCGCGAGCTGCGCGGCGCCGGCGATCGTCGCGGGCGCGTCCGCCCCCTCACCCCCCACGATCACATAATCGAAGTGCTCCCGGAGCGTGTAGAACTCATCCTCGATGTCGAGGACGATATGCTGCACCTGGCCGTGCGTGGCCTCGAGAAGACGGCGTAGAAGCCCGCTCTTGCCCCCGCCGCTGTTCGCCACGATCGCCGCGTGACCGCCGATCAGCCGATCTAGGTCGACGCCGATCGGCACGTCATCGATGCTTCCCCCAAGCCTCAGCATCATTGGGTCTCGCCGAGGAAGCGATCGGCAACGCATTGCATACAGACCTTCGGCGGCTTGATCGGCGCGTAGGGACGAAAGATCACCGTTTCACCGCACCAAGCGCACGGTGCTTCGACATTGTCCGCGAACGGCGAGAAAGCTCCCTTGCGCACGCAAACGACCATCTCCGCCGCCTCGCACTCCTCCTGCGAAACGACGGCGACCTCCACACCGGCGATTTCGATCGTCTCCTGCGTCATTCTGAGGTGCTCCGCATGCGAGCGATGATCAGGCGCACCAGCGCGCGGCGGATTCTCGCCCAGGCGCGATCACGGCGGCTCATCTCATCGGGGTGGCGGACGAAGCAACCGCCACGCGCGTCGCGGTTGGTCGATGTAGCGTGCCGCATCAGTTCATCCCCTCGGCGGGCGGAAAGATCGTCGAGCATTGCAGCCATGCAAAATCGAGCGCCTGGTGCAGGGCATCTCGCGCTGCCTCCGGCGGAAGATTTTCGTGCTGCGCGAAGATAATCTGGACGATCGACATCAAGCCGCCGGTCCAAATGGCCGTCTCGTCGCTGCCCGTCTTCGGGCATTTCTGCAGCCGCTTGAGCGTATAGGCGGTGAAGGCCTGACGCTCCCGCTCGCACATTGCGTCGTGTGGATCGCTTGGGTTGAAAGGCGCCCAATTCGAGACGTCGATGTTGATCGGCCGGCTCATGCGAACATCGCTTCCGGCTCAGGCCATGCCCACAGGCCCATTGCGCCGCGCATCGGCACCGGCTCCGCCCAGCGCTCGATCTCAAGCATTGGCCAACCCCAATTGCAGTGATAGTCGCGGTCGCTGTCGTTGACTTTCAGCGCGCCCAAGTCGGCGCCGATCTCGGCGCCGCTGCGCGGCTCACCTACGATCGCCGTGCCTAACCCGCATGCAAGCGGCCATTCGCCCAGCTGCAGGACGGCGATCGCGTGTTCGATCGGCAGCAGCGCGGTCGCGGCCGCATAGCGGCCGCCGGCGCGCAGGAGCTTGAGCAGCTGCTCGACTTCGACCTTGCTCGGCTTGCGCGCGCCGGCGTGGATGACGATGCGTTGGCCGATCAGCGCGGCGGGTGGTCGCCAGCTGCGGAACTCGAATGGCTTTGCGCCCGCGACGACAAGCGACGCCCAGGGCTGCCAGAGCGTTAGCGCCTTCATGCGCTCACCCGCTTGTACAGGGCAACGCGCTCCGCGGCGGGCCCATAGGCGCGGGCGAACCCAGCGCGCCGCAGAATGTGGCTCGTCTCTTTGCCATCGATCTGATGCGCGGCGTCGGGCATCAGGCAGTGGAGCTGATGACGCGCCGCGGACAGCGTGACCGTTCCCTTGCCTTCGAGGAACGGCTTCAAAAGATGGGCAAAGGTCGCCCGGCTCTTGCCGTTCATGATCATGGCTGTTCACCCTTCCGCCACGGGAACACGATGTCGGGCGCGAACAGCTTTCCTTCGGGGTGCGGCTTGCGCGGTTTGGCGCCATGTCGGACCAAATAGTTCTGCGATCGCGCGGACCAGACGCGGCGCCCCCATGACGTGCCGCCGTGGAATACCCAGGCCTTCGATCGCAGCGCGCGGCGACGAGCGTCTAAGGAGGCGTCGGCTGGCAGATCGTCGTGGATCTGCGCGATCAGCTCGTCGGCACGCTGGGCCCAAGTCATGCGATCACCGTCACTTGGGTGACACGGGCGCTGCGCTCGATGCCGGTATCGTCGATCGTGTCGAGCCAACCGCGATCGCTCTGGCCCCCGCCGGCGTAGCAGTTGGTGCGGTGGCGGAGCACCTTCGCTTCGATTTCGCGGGCACCGCCGAGACGGCTGCGCAGCGTAAAGCGCACGCGCCGCCCGGCCCAGTCGGGATCGATCGCCCTGCTCATGACAGCCCCAGCGCGGCTTTGTAGGTGTCGAGCAGCGCGTCCGCCTCGTCGCGCGCGTGCTTCTCCATTTTGCGGAGCCGCACGACCGCGCGCATGGTCTTGACGTCATAGCCCTGGGACTTCGCCTCGTTGTAAACGTCGCGGATATCGTCGGCCATGCCCTTCTTCTCTTCCTCGAGGCGCTCGATGCGCTCGATGAAAAGGCGGAGCTGGTCGGCAGCTATGAGGTCAGCCATTAGCTTCCCCCGTCAGCTGCGCGGAGTCGTCGACCCAAGTCCAGCCGAAGAACCGCTCCATCATCGCGAGGTGAAAGCGGCTCGGCTTGGCGTTGAGGTGGATGCCGAAGCCGTCGCCGACCTTCAGCATCCCGCACTTGCGGGTGATGACGGTGACGCTGGCGCCCAAGTCGGGCGGCGCGACGGGAATCGGGCGCCGGCGCTTGGCGGCCGCCCTCATGAGTTCAACCTCGTCAATTGAAATTGATGCTGCCGATGAGCTTCAGGAATTCGCTGCGCGTTTTGATGGCTGTCGATCAGCGCGAGTGCCGCCTGGGCCTTTCCCCGCAGCAGTTCGAGCCTGATTTCCTCGATCAAATCGAACGAAGGGATGCCGACTGATATGCCGCGCGCGGCCGCCATCTCGCGCACGTCATCGTTTGTGAGATCGTCAATGACGTCGGATATCTCGACTTCAACAGTGGTGTAGCGGCGCTTCATGCTACGTCCTCCGCACGTGCTTGTCGACGAGCGAGCGTCATAAGTCGTCCGCGGATGCTGTTCTCGCGGCGGCCGAGCGCCTTCGCGATCTCACCGTTGCGCCGACCTTCAGCCTCGAGCGCGAGCAGCTGCGCATCTTCCTCAGGCGTGAAGTGGCGGACAGGGTATCCGCTGCGCATGCAGTGCCGAGGCGCCGGTATCGGACCACGACGATGGGCTGGAAGATCCGCACCGACGCGCAGCAGCTGCCAAGCGATGGCGGACTGGCTGACCTTCAGTCCCCTCGCCTCGAACCGTTGGGCAATGCGAGCGAGACTCCATCCCTTCTCGCGCAGCGCGGCTGCTTCGTCGATCTGCGTATCGGACAGCACGCGGCCGTGCTGATATTTGGCCGCGCCCGGTCCCGCGACAGTGGTGGCGCCCATCACGCCGCCTCCTGCCCGACGAGGGGAGTGATGCGGTCGAGCAGGTAGCATCCGCTCACACCTTCAAGCCAGATGACCGCCGCGTGGCCGGACAAAACTTCCGCTTTCGATCGCGTCTTGGTGACGCGCTCGTCGCCGGCATCATGGCGCATGGAGACAGCTTGCCCGACCGGGTAACGGGCATTGAAGTCGTCGCACTGCTGCTGCAGCTGCTGAGCGTCACGCATCAGCGGCCTCCATCATCGGCGTGCGCGAAGGCTCGTCGTTTGCCCCCCCCCCCGCTATCCGGAGGTTCGGATCCAGCCTCGGCCACGCGGTCGTTCGCTTGGGCGTTGGCCTCCATCTGCTCTTCGGCTTCGTGGATGTGAGCCTCGAGCTCGGCCCGCGAGACGCGAATCTGGACGGTGACCAGGATCGTGTCGTCATCGCCGATCGCGGTGTCGATCGGCGGGACGAAGCCGTGCTTCTCGTTAGGCCACTGCGCATTGTCGGCGAAGGTTTCCCCGACAATATGCTCCGCAGCGATCCGCGCGGCCACCAATTCAAGAGCTCGATCGTGCAGCTCCTGCCCTGGGCGGGGCGCGCGATCGCCACCGGCGCCACCTGCAGGAAAATAGGCCTCGTGTCGCTCAGCTAGGCGTGGCGTGCCGGACGGCTCATCCGCCACCACCACCGCCGCTTCGGGCTCGAGCCAGCCAATCGGCGAGAGACAGCCGAGGGCGACGCCGTAGATGCCAATCGCCGTCGGCCGCACCTCAAAAGCGGGCAGAACTGATTGCGTCTCGGGATCACGGGCGCGGCCGCCGATACGATACCCCTTCGGGAGCTGCGGCCATTCGCTGAGCTGGAAGAGGCCCTTGACGAGCAGGCCGGACGCGAAGCCGTCGCGCTGGACGCGGCGGCCGAGCTCGTCTTCCGCCTTTTCCTTGGCGAGACGCTCGAGCAAGCTCGGGTCGAGCAGCGCCTCTCGGGCATCGGCGCCCATGAAGAGATCGGTGGCAGTGCGGCCGCCGGCAGCAAGGTAAGCGTCTAGGCCAACATATCGCGCGCGCGGGCAGTCGACCGGGAGCGTGCGCATGGTCAGCGCGTCGCGAACCGAGCTCGGACGGTGCTTGTCGCCGAAGGTGCGCGCCTCTTCGGCCTTGAAGACCTGCAGCTGCAGGTCCGGGTCGGGTACCGCGCCATAGGAGTTCGCGGCCGCGACCGTGATCTTCGCCTCACGAAGTGCGTCGAGGATCTCAGCGGGCAGCTTATAGAGGCGCAGGCGCTGCTCGACGATGTCGCGGCTTCGGCCGGTGCGGCGCGCGACGAACGCAACCGGATCAACCTCGTTCGCATGTTCGGCGTGGATCGCCGCGAATGCGCGTATCTCGTCGGCCGGGTTCATGGCGACGCGATCGATATTTTCCGACAGGCTGATGACGCGCGCGTCCTCGGCCGCGACGACCTTCACGGCGACGGGCAAATCGCTGCGGACCTTCTTCTCGGCGAGCAGCTTCAGAAGCGCACGGTAGCGCAGGCCGCCGGCGATCACCTCGAAATTGCCCGCGCGGCCGGACGGGATGACGATCAGATTCTGATCGAGGCCGCGGGCCTCAATGGCGGAGGCGATATCCGCCACGTCACGATTGACGACGGTCTCGCGGACGTTTCGGTCCGACAGGGTCAGTTTCTTGAGCGGTACGGTGGTGACGCTATCCATGATGGCAGCTCCGGCGCTTTGGTGAGGCGTCGCGAGCGCATGTCCCGTGGGCGACGCAGGTTGCTGACGCTTCCGTGTAGTGGCGGAGGCGCTGCGGGATGTGGTTGGCGGGGCGGCCTTCCGCCGCTCCGCCGACTTGGTGGCCGCTTTTTCGCGAGCGCGCTCGCGGCGCGCCTCCGCATCGGCAAACGAAACATGCGGCACCGGCTCGACTGGCGGCCGCGCCGCATGGATCTTCTTCAAGCGCTCCACGCGGGAGAGAGGACGGCCGATCATATGCTGAGCGCCTTGAAATCTTCGAAGCACCGCAAGTGGGCGACGACATCCTGCTCCGCGATCGCTTCGGCGGCGCATTCGATCGTCACGAGGAGCGCCTCGACGATTCGATGGTCAGCGCCGGCGGCCGCCAGGCCGGAAACTTTGCGTGCCGCGCGCGCCATCTGCCGCGGGAGTTCGGCGCCGACGCTGGTCATGGCCGGACTGCCAGCGCGTACGTGGCCCGCTTGCCGCGGCCACCGCAGCCCACTCGCACGACACGCCCGGAAGCAATCAGCTTCGCACAGTCTCGCGCGACTGCCCCGCCGTGGTCATTAACGGCCTGTTGCAACTGCGCGTTGGTCCGCGGTCCATCGCGGAGCGCCAGAAGGATCGACGAGATTGCCATCACAGAGCCTCGCCGATCACGAGCAGCTCGAGCAGCTTCCATGCCAGCCAGGCCGCAGGCGCCGTGGCGGAGAGCATGACAGCCACGAGCATCAGCCCAACCCTCCCTCAACGGGCCAAGGGCTGAGCATCGTCGCCAGCACGCGCTTCCGCGCGATCGCGCTCCAGATCACATCCTCGGTGACCTGATAGGTGCGGTTGCCGGCGGCGAGCGCGCCGCGCAGCGCGTCGTCGACCTGGACGTCGATATCGTGGCGGGCGAACATCCGGCCGAGCTCGGGCAGCACCAGCGCCATGCGGCCGTTGGCGCGGGCGCGGCCGAGGTGATTCCACTTGGCCTTGCGCGAGGTCAGCAGCTCGAGGCCGCGGACTAGGCGCGCGATCGCGCCGTCGGCGCTCGGCGCGTCGGCGCCAAGATCGTTCAGACGCGGCGCAGCGAGGCCGAGCCGATCGGCGTCGGCGACGAGCAGCTGATGAAGGTAGCGCCGCACGGTCGGCCGCGTCTCGGCGGTGATGACGTTGATCAGCGCCGGGGCGTGGTGGCGGGCGGCTTCGAGCTCCTGCCAGCCGGGCATGACGGGCGGGCGGGCGACCACAGGCTGCAGCTGCTGCGCGCGGCCGAAGAAATGCTGGAACAGCACGTCATAAGCCTCGCGCTGAAACAGCGTCAGGCGCGCCGCTACATCGGGCTTGAGCCGCGCGGTCGATACGCCGACAAGGAAACCGGCGAGCAGTCCCAGGGGTAGGAAAATCTGCGACTGCTCGCCCCCTTCGGAAGGGACGAGCATTACGCTCGCACCTTCCTTTAGGATCGGGTTGCGCTCGATGCGCTGGCGCTGCCCGTCCCAGGGCAGACCGATCGACCCGCAGAAGCGCTTCATTGGCACGCGAACCTGATCGCCGACCCGGGCGGCGAGGATCTCACGATCGTGGAAGGGCACAGCCTGAAGGCGGGTCGCGGTGGCGAGCGCGGTCATGCCAGCACCCGGTCGGCTTCACAGCGGGCGCGGTCGCATTCCTTCTGAAGCTCGCGCAGCCGCAAGACGGCGTTTTCGATCACGGTCGCAAGTTGGCGATGATCGGCGAGTTGGATGAACTCTTCGATGTCGGTCAGCCTCATCAAGTCGGCCGGAACGAAGCCCTCGACGCCAAGCGCTCCCGCTTCCGCCTCTTCTATCGAGACGAGGGGTGCTGGCTGCTTCAGGTCCGCTATGCGGTCTTCAAGCGTGCGCACCTTGTCGTGCTCAATATTGAGGAAATGGATCAGGCCATCTTTGTCGGTTGGGACCTCAATCTGTTCAAATTGCTTTCCGGCCTGGTCACGGGCGTCGGCTTGCGTGCCGCACCAGCCCCCTCGGTAGCGATACAGTCTCATTGAATGTCCTCCGTGGTGGTGAGCACGATGGTGAAGCGGGTGGTGCCGGGCTCGCGCTGCAGGCGAGCGGCGGTGAAGGTGCGGCCGGCGTCGTCGACGATCGTCAGCTCGGGCTGGCGCTCGATCGGGAGGGTGACGTCATCAGCCTCTTCGTCGGTGAGGATTTCATGCGGGCGATCGGACGCGAGGCTGATCGCGTTGATCACGGCCTCGACGCCGTCGACAAAGCCGTCGGGCTTCTCGACCGGGAAGGTGGCGATATCGATCATCCCGCGAGCGCCCGGAAAACCCGCACCGCGACGAAGGCCGAGAAGGCGAGCAGGAAAATCGCCCCCGCCCCGACGACCATGACGACCGCACGGTCGGCGCGCTCCAGCTGCTCGCAGGCATCGCGCGCGCACGGGTCCTCGCCGCAGGGGCAATCGATGCCGCGCATGTCGTTCATTTCCGCCGCCTCCGCCCACGAATCGATCGGATCACCTGCAGGAAGCGGCTATGCGCCTCGCAGGCTTCGGCTTCCTCGCGTTCGGCGAGCGCGAAATCGTCGTCGGTCGCATCGGAGCGCAACAGGTTGAAACCTGCCGCCATCGCCTGGCCGCTCTCGCGCGCGGCTTGCGCAGCAGCATCGGCGATCTCGGCAGCGTCGGCGCTGCGCCGCGCATCGGCCACGTCGCTGGCGCCGGAAAAGGCGGACAGGAATGGCCGATAGGTGCCGCCGGCCTCGACGAATTCGGTATCCAGCTGCAGCATGTGGTCGAAGGTGACGGACTGCGTGGTGTCTGGGTCGCTCCAGCCGCGTACCGTACTTTCCGCACGATGGACCTTAGCGACGATCGCCGGCCAGCCAACGATCCCGGCGATCGTCGCCAGCGCGCCAGCGGGGGAAAGTGGCGGCCGAAGCTTCGTCATGCCCGCCCTTCCGGGGCCGGGCTTGAAGCCCGACCCCTTCCGGCTACCGTGCGGTTGTCGAGACCAGCACAGAGGAAAGAAGAATGGCTGCCACGGAACATGCAATCGCCAAGGGCTTGCTGGCGTACAACCTGATCGCAGCGCACTTCGTGAAGTCGATTTCGCAATACGGATTTGCGGAAGACCGGGCGCGGAACACGCTCGAGGATGCTCTTGAGACCGCGATCCAACAAGATCCGGGCAGGGCCAGCCAACTGCGGCAAGCGGCTACCGAATTCTCGGGTGCCATCGACTGGGGCGTCGAGTTGATGACTAAGCCTCATCCGAGTGGTCCCCGAAAGAAATGAGGTCAGGACGACCGGTGCCGTGCCAATTGGTACGGTGTGGCTGATCGAAGAGGTTGAAGCCTGAGTGGAAGACAACCTCATGCGACTCCACCGCGGCGCTACCGTGTTCCGCGAACTGATATTCCAAACGCCGCTCCTGCCGCTCCCGCCGAAGCTTCGCTGCGTGATACGCGCGCTTCTGTGGACCGGAGGGCGGGAAGCGACGCGCGGTGATGCTGCCGCGGCCAAAGGCAAACAGCATGCCCATGCTGGCGCGGGGCAGAGCTACTTCGTCGTTCATACCTCGCCTCCCAGCGCCGGCGGCAGCGCGATGCCGGCGCGGATCAGCGCGCGGCGAAGGCGCAGCGCGCCGGGCAGCGACTTGCGGATGACGTCGCCCAGCTGATCGACGGGGTGCAGCCCCTCGATCTCGCAAAGCAGGCCGATCGATTCGGCGATCAGCGCGTCATGGGCGCGTTGGGAAATGCGGCCGCTATTCCGAACGACGGGCTTTGCCGACGACCGTAGAAGCTGGGCGGTGGAACGCTGCGCTACCATCACGACGCCCGCTCCCGGTCTTGCGGAAAGGGGAAGATGACGTCCTCGGCCGTGATGTCGACCCCGAGGTCAGCGGCCCGCTTCAGGAGGAGCGGTTGATGTTGCGCTGGAATCTGCCGCGCGCGCTTCCAACTATCGACCGTCGATTTACTCAGGTCGAGCTGGCGCGCCATTTCGCGCGTGCCGCCAAAGCGTGTGAAAATGTCGGACACCGTATCCATGGCACACCTTGTCCGATAAACTCGGACAAGGTGTCAAGGGGTTGGGACAATATTTGTCCGAGTTTCTCGTACGACCTTTGGGTGGAACCGGTCGCTCGACGATTAAAGACGCTGCGGAATAGCGCTTCGCCGTCAATCACCGTGCGTCAAATAGCTGAAAAGCTTGGAATGTCTCGGTCGGCCTACCACTTTTACGAGAGCGAGAACGAGACCGGATTTAAGCAGCGGTTTCTGCCGATGGACTTCGCTCGACGGGTCGCGGCAGTGCTTGCTGATCACGGAATCAACCCCGACGATGTCCTAGCTCTGGCGGGAATCGGCCTGGACGAGTCGGCTGGCGCCTCGCTTTCGGCGGGTGAAGAACAATTGCTGAGCTACTTTCGGAGCATGTCGCCCGATCAACGTCGTCTCTACCTCCAGTTAGGCGATCAGTTCGCCCAACCCATCATCCCTGCGGATGTTGTCGGTTCGGCCTCGGCAACGGTTCATGATGGCCGGCCCGACTTCCAGGCGAAGCATGAAAAGCAGGTGTCAGCGTAGATCGGCTTAGTTTCAACGAAAATTTGGGGGATTTAAATGCGCTTCCAACATCCTGTGAACGGCTATGTTGAGAATTGTTCAGCGCCCTTCTTATGGGCGCTGTGCTTCGGTCCGCTTTACTTCGTACTGAAGGGAATTTGGCGGCACGCCGTACTCTATTTCGTCGTAGTATCGACGCTGCTGAGCGCGTGGGGCGTCCTCGCTTTCACGGCCAGCTTCGCCAGCGTTGCTCTGCTTTCAGCCATGAAAATCCAAGACCCGGACAAGATCGCCATGTTCACCGCGATCACCGGCTTCGCGCTGGTCGCGGCGCTTGTGCTGCCGTTCCTGATCTACCCCTTTATCGCCTCCGGCATCGTGCGCCGACACTTCCTGCGCCAAGGCTGGAGCGAGGTCGAGTGATCCGCACGATCGCGCTGGTGTGTTGCACATTGGTGAGCGCGCGCCTTCAGGCGGCCGCGCCGATCCAAGATTGGAAAGTCTACCGCAATGAGCGGTTCGGCTTCGAGCTTTGCTACCCGGCATCGCTACGCCCAGGGCCAGAATCGGGAAGCGGCGACGGCCGCGCCTTCGAGGCGCGGGACGGAGCGAAGCTGACGGTCTTCGGCGAGCTCGGCGATATTGAGGGCGCCTCTCTGACAACGCGCGCGGGCGAGGCAGAGAAGGATTTGCGAGCGCAAGGAGCGACGGTGACATACCGCGCAAAGGGAGTCAGCTGGATCGTGCTCTCAGGGACTCAAGGCAGGAGCATTTATTACCACAAGATCGTGTTTCGCGATGGCGCGTTTCGAGACTTGGAGATCTCGTACCCCGCGGCGGGCGCCAGCGTTTGGAACAGCGCCACCGCCCGGATCGCTCGGTGCTTTAACTAACGCCACTCCCCAGCGCGGGCGTGCTCTGACGAATTGGGGTACGCGGCCGATATCCTGGGGTAAATCGGTCTTATCGCCTAAGGGCCGTGGCGGAGGGCTTCTCCGCCACGGCCGTCATTAAACGGGGCCCGGAAAACAATTTAGCGCGCCCGTGACACGGTTGGCCGTGCATCGTATGTTCCTTGCATGTCCTTGGCGCGTGGCTCTTCGATGCAGCAACGAATGCTTGAGGCGATCCGTCGCCACTTCCGGACTTATGGTGGATCACCTAGCTACAACGAACTGGCGCTCGAAGTCGGCGTCCCGCGGAATGCGGTCTGGCGTGGCCTTCGCGATCTCGCCAATGCGCGGCTCATCACCGTGCGCCACGGTCCACGCGGCATCGTGCTGCCCGATCGGTGCGAGATGCTGTCGGATACCGAGCTCGAGCTCGCCGTCGCGGCGCGGGGCGGCTGCATCACCTGGCCGAAACCGGCAGTCATGCCCCTGACGACCGCTTACGCCCATATGCTTACGGCAGGGGCAAATTGCAGTCTGCCCGTCGGCCAACTTCTCGCGCAGATTGATGCTGGGGAAGCAGCGGGGGAAATCGACGATGGCACTGTCCGCAAAGACGATGGCCAATCTGGCCAAGGTAGCGAAGCCCAAGTCCAAGGTCGAACGAGTCGTCCGCTCGCCAGCCCCGCCGCCTCCCGAAGCGGTGAACGATCACACCAAGCAGCACGGTCTCTATGAGCGCGATGGCCATCGCGGAACGATCAACCGCGGCGGCACGCCGATCGCGCGATGGCGCCAGGCCGGCGTGCTCGATGAACGGCAATGCGCCGCGATCGATTATTGCATCCGGCTTTGGGAGCGCGCGGGGCGCCACACAGGCCTGGTCATGGATCTGCTCAAGATCGTCGGACAGCCGCCGTCGTCGGGCTGGTCGCAGCAGGAGGCGCTCGACGAGCTATCCTGGCTGAAGGGCAAGATTGGAAGCCCGTGGTGGGACGTGTTCGAGAACGTCTGCCGGTGGGATGAGCCCGCCGGCCGCGCCGGATCCAAGCTCGCCACGAATAAGCGCTCCTCGGTTGATGCGGCGCAACTCTGCGTGCGTTTCGTCGCTGACCTCATTGGGACATGGGTCAACCTGTGACCCGGTGGCTACCTGAGGAAGAGCTCAACCGAGATCCCGCTTCGCGCCCATCGGAAGGCGACTTGATCGGCTGGTCGCGCTTTTACGCGGGCCGCTTTTACGGCCCGGAGCCGGACAACCTCGGCGTGCCGTGGGGCGAGGGCCATTGGAGCTACAGTGACGACAGCTTCTCTCATCACCTGATCCGCGTGGCGGACCTGCTCGAAGCGCTAGAAGAGCGCGGGGTTGCATTGGTGCGCACGTAAGTCTATCGACCGAATCAGTGGTCAAAGTTACGACTGCCGCAGAAGCCCGCCCTAACCCGGCGGGCTTTTTCTTTGCCGGCGCGCGCTGACCCTGGAGGCGGATGATGGCGACAAGCTCTCCCGCCGCCGTCCGAGCCCTGGAGGAACTCCAGGACATCAAGAGCAAGTTGGCGAGCCTTCTCCCCGATTATCAGCGCCCCGATCGATATTATCAGCGCCGTGATGATCTTGTGGATCGCTTGGACAAGCTCACCCGGTCGGCGCAGCGATAAGGATCGGGCATGGTCAGTCGCGAGCAAGTCATAGCTCGCACCGACCAAATGCGCGCGATGTCCGATACGGACCGCGCGGCCGCGATCGCCGCCTCCCCCAAGATCATCGGCTTCGCCCGCTTTCAGGAGCGCGCGAAGCAGCAACAGCTCCGCAGCGCATATCGTGCGCCGCCTATTGGAGGACCTGATGGCCCGTCTCCGATCCGCCGCTGAGCGCGCGCCGCAGACCAAGGATCAGGCGGTCGCCCTCCTCGAGCGCGTCGCCGTCTACTCGGCCGAGGTCGCCGCGATCGAAGCGCGCCGCGCGAACTTGCTGGCCCGTGTAAATGGTGCGGCCGACGCGATGCTCGTGCCGATCGCGGCGCAGATCAAAGATGCGGTGAAACAGCTGAAGCCTTGGTGGGCCGCCAATTTCGATGAGCTGACCGAAGGCAAGCGCAAGTCGATCGCGCTGGGCGGATGCCAAGTCGGCTACCGCATCGGCAATCCCACAGTGAAATTCGCCAACGGTGACGATGACGACGCTGTTGCTGCCCTGCAGGTTGCCGAGCTCGCCGATCGTCTGGTGCGCACGAAGCCCTCGCTCGACAAGCCGGCCATCCTGACCGCGCTGGCGGAGAAGCTCCCGGCGACCGAAGGCGAAGCGCCCGCGCCATCGCCGCTCGCGGATCAGCTGATTTCCCTAGGCTTCTCGATCAAGCAGACCGAAACCTTCTTTGTCGACCCGTTGAAGGGTGGCCCGAGCGAGGACGCGCGCGTCACGATCGACTGAGGCGGCCTTGGTAACCGCGATCAACCTCAAGGCAGATATGAAGGGGCTGCATCGCAGCCTCACCGCCTTCCACGCCAAACAGGCACCGTTCGCCAACGCTTTGGCGTTGACCAGCCTCGCCAAAGGTCTTGAGCTCGCCGAAGACCAGGCGACCATCGCCACATTCGATCATCCGACGCCCTTCACGCAAAAGGCGTTCGCCACGCTGCCGGCGACCAAGTCGAAGCAGGTAGCGATCGTCTTCGTTAAGGACGTCCAGGAGCAGTATCTCGCTCCGTATATATTCGGCGGCGATCGATCGCTCGGGTCGAAGAAGGCTATGCTCGTGCCGATAGGTGCTGGCGTGAACGGGTACGGCAACCTGCCGCGCAACACTATTGCGCGGCTGAAGGGCAAGCCAAACGTCTTCGTCGGCACGATTACGACCAAGGCGGGCAAACGGATCGCGGGGGTGTGGCAGCGGCCAATGTCAGCACCGCTTGGCAAGCGCCGCCGCGGCATCGTTCAACCGACCGGTCATTTGAAGCTTCTCGTCGAGTTTAAGGCCACGACGCCGGCGCCGAAGCATTTTGATGCGCTCGGCCTGGCCGAAGCTTATCTCCGGCGCAACGCCGAACGCGAATTCTCAATCGCTTGGCGCAAGGCGCTCTCCACCGCGCGGAGATGACATGCCGACATACAGCGCCTTCCTGACGGACAGCCCATTCGAACTGTTCTTCGACCTGGTCGGCTGCTGCCTGATCGTCATGTTCTCCGTCGATGTTGCCGACGACATCGCCACCATCCGCAATTTCTTCCGCTGAGGCATCCCATGATCCCCTGGTTTCTCGTGTCGTTCGTCCGTTTCGTCTGCAGCTTCTTCGGCGCGCGCGTTTACGCCGTTAGCGTGATCGGTGGCTGGGGTGCAGCCTCGCTCCGCTTCCACCGAGAGCGTCCTGCCGATCCGGAAATGGAGGCGATGATCGCCGATCTGGCCATCAGCCAACGCCATTCCGCTGGCGACGGCCAGCCGAGCGGCTGGGCCCGCGCGCAGCGGCGGCCCGCCATCAGCTGACCCCACCCCCCCTTCTTTATGGGTCCTTCCAGCCCCCTTCCGAGCCGTGGGTATTGCGCGACCCCGACGTCTGGTCAGCTACGGGTCTGAAAAGGTGGTTGCGGGGGCGCAACCGGTTGCGGGGTAGGGGTAACAATGCCGCTAGTGTCGCTCACCGCGTACGCCGCGTCGCATAACGCTTCGCGACAGGCGGCGGGAAAGTGGAAAGCACGGGGAGCCCTCGTTTTTTCCGGCGATCTCGTCGACGTGGACGCATCTGACCAGCGCATGCGGGATACCGGCCTCGGCCGCTTCAAGCAGGCTGCCGCGGACGCGCAACCGGCCCCCGCAACCGGCCCCCGAAACCGAAAGCGGGTTGCGCCGGAACTGGCGGCCGCGGTTGACGAGGCGGTTGCAGATCTGAAGGGCGCCGCCGATGAAGGCGAGATCGACGAAGAGATCGCCGGCGGCTTCATCGAGCAGCTGCTTGCGGGTCAATTCCGTTCGAAGGTCGAAGCGGCCGCGATCAAGGAGAATGCCCTCGCGCTGAAGCACCTGCTTGTCGCGCAAAAAGAGGCCGGCAAGCTCGTCGAGATTGAGATCGCCGAACAGGTGATCTTCGACGATCGCCGCTCTGCCCGGGATGCCTGGCAAGCCTGGCCAGGCCGGTTCGCGCCGTTGCTCGCCGCCGATCTCGATATCGATGGCGCGAAGCTGGCGGAGGCGCTGAAGTCGTATGTCCACCAGCAGCTTGATGAGCTCGGCGAGCCCGATCTCGACTTTAGCAGCACCGACGAAGACTGACCGTCTCCGGCGCGCCGGGCGCCGAGGCTGGACACCACCTCCCCGTATCTCCCTGCCTGAGTGGGCAGATCGATTCCGCGTGCTGGCAAAGGAGGCCGGCAGTACTTCCGGCAAATACCGCACCGGTCGTGTAGAGATTGCGCGCGGCCCCATGCTCGCTTTCACCGAGCCTGGGGTTCGCAAGATCTCGGCGATGGTGGCGACGCAGCTGCTCAAGTCGACGCTGATTGAGAACATCATGGGCTATCACGCCCATCTCGATCCGTGCCCGATGCTCATCGTGCAGCCGAAGGACACAGCCGCTCTCCAATTCTCGAAGGAGCGCGTCGCACCCTTCATCAAGGCGACGCCGGCGCTCCGTGGCCTGATCGGCTCCTCCAAGACGCGCGCCGCTGGCGACACGGTCGACTACAAAGCCTTTCCCGGGGGCTTCCTTGGCATCGTTGGCGCCGGCAGCCCGGACAACCTCGCCAGGCGGCCGATCCGGATCATCCTCTTCGACGAGGTCGACAAATATCTGCCGCTGAAGGAGGGCGATCCGCTCCTGATCGGGGCCGAACGTCTCGCCACGTTCGAATCCAACTCGCTCGACGTCGCGGTCTGTTCGCCGACCATCACCGGCGAGAGCAAGATCGAGGCGCGATACAGCCAGTCCGACCAGCGCCGGGCCTCTGTCTCCTGCCCGGACTGTGGGCACCGCCAGTTTCTCGACTTCTTCAAGCATATCCACTGGGATCGTGGCGCCGACGGGAAAACGCACAAGCCGGAGACGGCGCGTATCTATTGTGAGGCCTGCGGCGTCGGCTGGTCGGAAGGCCAACGGCTCCGCGCGCTGGGCACGATCCGCTGGCACCAGACCCGTAATTTCGAATGCTGTGGGGATCTGCAGAACCCGCTGGAGGCTTATTCCGCCAGCTACGATATCGATGCTGCCAACGGTGTCAGCGCCGTCGATCGCGTGTGGGACTGGTGGGCATCGAACCGGCACGCGGTGTATCGCGCAAAATGCCGGCACTGCTCGGCCTGGGCGGTGCCTAACGAGCATGCGGGCTTCCAGGCCTCGAAGCTCTACAGCCCCTGGGCGAATGACGCGCCGCCCAAGATGGCCGCGAAGTGGCTGGCGGCGGTTGACGAGGACGGTAAGCTAACTTTCTACAATACCCAGCTCGCGCTGACCTATCGCAAGAACACCGGTAAACAGATCGACGGCGACACATTGCTCGCCCGTCGCGAGATCTGGGATGCCGTCGTTCCCGATGGTGTCGCGAAGATCACTGCCGGCGTCGACGTCCAGGACTATCGCGTCGAGATTGAGATCGTCGGCTGGGGCCGCGACGAGGAAAGCTGGTCGATCGACCATGAGGTCATCGATGGCGAATTCTCTTCGCCGGAAACCCGGGCGGCGCTCGACGCCTATCTGCAACGCAAATGGCAGCGCGCGGACGGACGCATCTTCGCGATCGGCGCGGCCTGCATCGATTCCGGCGGCCATCACACCACTGCCGTATATGATTTCTCCAAAGCCAACCTCGGCCGCCAGATCTGGGCCATCAAGGGCGAGAGCGCCCAGACCGGTCAGCGCAACCCCGTCTGGCCGACGAAGCGACCGAGCACGCGATCGAAGAAGACCTATCGTCCGACGGTAATCGGCGTGAACGCGGCCAAGGACACGATCCTGCTCAGCTACCTTCCCCGGGAGAAGTCGGGCCCAGGCTACATGCACTTCAACGTCGATCGTGACGCGGGCTATTTCGCCCAGCTCACTGCCGAGCGGATCGAGATCAAGGAACGCGGCGGGCACAGATACCGCGTTTGGACGCTTCCGACCGGGCGCGCCAACGAAGCGCTCGATCTCCGCGTCTATGCTTATGCAGCCCTCCATGGGCTGATGCACCGCGGCTTCAAACTCAACCGGGAAGCGGAGCGCGTGAATGGCTCGCCGCGCGGGGAGCCCGATACTGCTGATGTGACGGCTGCCGCGGAAGCCTCAGGGCCGTCCGACGGCGACACCGAGCCCGCCAGCGAACAAAGCACAACCCCGCGCCACCGCGCCCGCACCGACCGCCAGCGGATCGGCAGACGCCTCGCCTGACCAGGAGCTTCAATGCGCTACAACCGCAGCAACAGCCTCCTGGCCGGCATGGATACGTCCAGCTTGCAGACGCGCCTGACGCAAATGCAGCAGGACTATTTGGACCTGATGTCCGGCCGAAAGGTCGAGAGCGCCAGCTACACGCAGGGCGACGGTGGGAAGAATGTCAGCTACACGCGCGCCAACTCCGGCGAGCTCGCCATGGCGATCCGCCAGCTGCAGGCTCAACTCGGGATAATCTGCACGCCGCGGCGCGGCATCGGGTTCCGCTTCTGATGCCGCAGCCACCGGCAGTGCTGGATAGCGCGGGGCGTCCGATTGCACCGGCGCAAATCCAGCGCATCCGCGAAAGCGCAGGCCGACCAGGCCGCATGCGATCGCTGCAGGGCGGCGGCGGCGCGGGGAACGCATTTCCTTATGACGCCGCCGATATCCTTTCTTCGGAGCTTGGCGACTGGATTCCGCAGGTTCGATCGCCGGACACGGAGATCAACCTCCACCGCGATCGCATCGCGGCACGCGCGCGGGATCTGCGGCGTAACGATGCCTGGGCGAACGGCGCAATCAGCCGGATTCTCGATTCGACGATCGGCGCGTCCTATCGCTTCGTATCGAAGCCTGACTACCGCGCCCTCGCCCTGTACGCGCGAGGTTTCGATGCGGTCTGGGCCAATGAGTACCGCCAGGCGCTCGAGGCGAAGTGGCGGACCTATTCCGAGGATCTCGGCCACTACAACGACGTCCACCGCCAGCTGACGATTTCGCAGCAATTCCGCCTGGCGCTCGGCCATAAGCTGGTCGATGGCGAGAGCGTGCTGGTCGCGCAGTGGCGCCCGGACCGCATCCGCCCCGGTGGCGCAACCTATGCGACATGCTTCGAAGGCATCGACCCGGATCGCCTTTCGAACCCGAACATGGGCCCGGACACGGCCACCATGCGCAACGGCGTCGAACTCGATGGCGACATGGTGCACGTCGCCTATCACATCCGCCGCGCCCACCAGTTCGACTGGTACAATTCCATCCAGAGTATGGAGTGGGACCGCGTTGAGCGTGAGGATCCCGACGGCTGGCGCCGCGTGTACCATGATTACGATCCCGATCGCTTCGGCCAGAGCCGCGGTATCTCGGTTTTCGCCCCGGCGATCCGCAGCCTCAAGATGCTCTCGCGGCTCTATGGAGTGAAACTACAGGCGGAGAACGTGGCTGCCGCCTTCGGCCTCTACGTCCAGTCGCCGTACGATTTCGAGATGGTGCGCAACGCGCTCGAGAATGAGGACGACGACGAGCAGGCATTTGGCTGGTACCAGGATCTCCGCTCGGAATTCCACAAGGAGCGCCAGGTCGGAATCAAGGGCGCGCACATGGCGTCCCTCGCCCCCGGCGAGGAGATCAAGTCGGTCGCACCAGGCGGCGGCCAAGCCGATATCCGCCCCTTCGCACACGAAATGCTCCGCGCTTTCTCGATGTGCCTCGGCACCTCCGCCGAAGAAATCACCAACGATTATTCCGATGCATCCTGGTCATCGGCCCGTGCCGGCATCACGCAATCGGAAAAGACCTATCACCGCCGGACGGATGAGTTCGATCTGAATACCGCGACGCCGGTGCTCGCCACCTGGCTCGAAGAGCCTTTCGAGCGCAACGAGCTCCCTCTTCCCCGCAACGCCCCCTCCTATCTCGAGATGCGCACCGCCTATGCGCGCGGCCGCTGGCTCGGCGCCGCGCGGGGATGGGTCGATCCCGTTTCTGAACGCCAGGGTGTGGTGCTCGGCCTCGATGCAGGCCTCTCCACCATGGAAGAGGAATGCGCCAAGCAGGGCATGGATTGGGAAGAAAACCTTGAGCAGCGCGCGATCGAATTCAATCGCATGCAGATGCTCGGCCTGCCCCGCCCCGAATGGTTCGGCAACGAATATACCGCGACCGAGGCGTCACAGCCTCCGCAAAAGGCCCAGCCCTGATGTTCATTCATGTGACTCGCGTCGATGCGACGCGTTCGTTGAGCCTCGCGATCGGCGCGATCGCCTATCTCGACAAGGCCCCTGGCGGCTGCGCGCTGCGACTCATCGGCGGTGAAAGCCTGCATGTGCAGGAAACGCCTGAAGAGATTATCGAGATGATGCTGCTCGTGCCTGCGGCCTCGCCGGTGGTCGCGGACCTGATCGATCCGGAGCGCGAGCATGCCGCGATTGACATGATCGAGGATGCCGGCGTCCTTTCGGCAGCCGAAGCGGTCGACCAGCGTGTCGAACTCGCCAAGCCGCGGACACGCCGCAAATGAGCGCCTTCCCCCGCCACCTCGCGGCGCGCCTCTTCAACTCGACCCTGGCGCTTCTGCCGGCGGCCGCGCCGCTAACGCTGCAGCTGCTCGAACGCACGTTGGGCAACGCCGCGCCTGGCGGCCTTGTCGCCAGCGAGGAATGGGGCGGCGGGCGCAAGGACCGCGCCGATCGCGATCGCCCCTATGACGTCGTCGCCGGCGTCGCCATCATCCCGATCAAGGGCGTCCTCATCCAGCGCGTCGGATCATTCTGGTACTACAGCGACCTCTTCGGGGTCTCCGGATACGATCGCATCCGCCTGCAGTTCATGCAGGCCCTGGCCGACGATGAGGTCGATGCGATCGCTCTCGATATCGACAGCCCGGGCGGGGAGGTCGCCGGCTGCTTCGACCTCACCGACACGATTTATCGGGCGCGCGGCATAAAGCCGATCGCAGCCATCCTGGGCGAGAATGCGTTTTCCGCGGCCTACGCCCTCGCCTCCGCAGCCGACCCAGACCGTTTCTGGGTGCCGCGCACTGGCGGCACCGGCTCCGTCGGCGTGATCTACCAGCACCTCAGCATCGCCGGCTGGATGAAGAATAACGGAATTCAGCCGAGTCTCATCACGCGTGGCGCCTTCAAGGGTGAGACGAGCGACGTCATCGAGCTCTCCAAGGGTGCGATCGAGCGCATCCAGGCCGATGTCGACGACTGCGCAGAGATCTTCTTCACAACCGTCGCTCGTAATCGCGGCATGTCCAAACGGGACGTGGCTGCAACCGAGGCTGGCACGTTCCTCGGTTCCCGCGGCGTCGACGCGGGGTTCGCCAACGCCGTCGCCTCCCCCGACCAAGCCTTCCGGGCGCTGCTCAAGCAGCTCTGATCCGCCGGGGCCCGGCCCGGCAGGCTTCGCGCCTATCATGATGGAGTGAATATGAAGACCAGCCGGTTCTTGGCGGGCGCGAGCAACTTCGCGCATTTCGCCGGCCTATCCCGTTCGTCGCGCCGCGCAGCGGAAGACGACAGTCGCGACGAGAACGATCGCGACGACAAGGACGCCTCGGAGGACGACAGCGACGATGAGGATCGCTCGGACGACCAGGCGCGCGGCAAGCGTGGCAAGGGCGCCAAGGGCGGCCGCGGCAGTCGCGCCGAGGATGACGATGACGACAAGGACGCCTCGGAGGACGACGGCGACGATGAGGATCGCTCGGACGACCAGGCGCGCGGCAAGCGTGGCAAGGGCGCCAAGGGCGGCCGCCGCAGTCGCGCCGAGGATGACGATGACGACAAGGACGCCTCGGAGGACGACGGCGAGGACGATTCGGAGGATGATGATGACGACAAGGAGATGAACGGCCGCGGCGCCGCCGCTTCGGCCCGTCGTCGCGAGCAGGCCCGCATCGCGCATATTCTCGGGCACAAGTCCGCCGCGAACAACCTGCCGCTCGCCGTTTCGCTCGCCTGCGAAACGCGCCTGCCGCGCCGCGAAGCCGTCGCGGTCCTGCGAAGCCAGGGCGCCGATCGCAGCGATGATAATCGTGACGATCGTCGTCAGAACCGCCACGCCCGTGGCGATCGCCAGCAGCGCAATGTCGCGCTGGGAAGCGACGCTGACAGCCCCAACGGCAAGCAGGCGGTGTCGACCAGCTGGGCGTCCGCCTTTGCCAAGGTCGGCGTCAAGGCTCGCTGAGCACCCTCTCCACCCACCACATTGCTGCGCGGACATGCCCGCAGCCAGCTTGAGAAAGGAGCCCGCGCATGGGCACTCCCACCAACCCCGTTCTTACCGAACTGCGCCGCGAAGGTGGCTATGTCGTCTGGGATCCCAGCGATGGCATGCTCACGCGTGAGGCAGTCATCCTGCTCTCGGGCAGCGGCCTTTGCACCGCGGGCCTCGTCCTTGCCGCGATCCTGACCGGCACCGCCGCCGCTGCGGCGCTGGGCACCAATACCGGCAACGGCACTTTCGGGGCCATCACCGTCGGCGGCGCCGCTGTCCCGGGCGATTACATCGTCGAATTCGACGATGCGACGCACTTCCTTGTCTCAGCGCCCGGCGGCCAGGAAATCGGCCACGGCACGACCGGCGTAGCCTTCAGCGCCGGCGGGCTTGGCTTCACGATCACGGCCGGCGGCACCGCCTTCGTCGCAGCCGATAGCTTCAAGCTGACGGTCACGGCCACCGCGATGAAATATGTCCCGTTCGATCCCACGGCGACCAACGGCGCTCAGAACCCCGCGGCGATCCTCTGGAGCAGCTACCGGGATGCAACCTCGGCCGATCGGCGCGCGGTCGCCAATGTTCGCGGCCCAATGAAGGTGCAGGCGGCTGAGCTGATCTGGGGCGCGAACGTCACCACGACACCGCAGCAGACGGCCGCACTCGCCCAGCTCGCCAAGCTCGGCATCCTCAGCATCTGATCCGGCGCGGCCACGGTCGCGCCAACCCCCTCACCCGAACTGACGAACCGGGCGGCGCCTAGCCGTGCCGGCGTCTCCGGTTGCGCTCCATCCATGGCGCAGCCCCTCGATGGAGCACAATCCCATGTCGATCATCAATATCTTCCGAAACGACGCTTTCTCCGAGGTGGAGCTCACCAGCCAGGTCGAGCGCATCCCGCATCTGCCCCAGACCCTGAGCGATATGGGTCTGTTCACGCCCAACCCGATCCGCACCACCGCACTGGCGGTCGAGGAGCGCAACGGCGTTCTCGCGATCGTGCCGATGAGCCAGCGCGGTCAGCCGACCAATGCCGAGCGCACCACCGAGCGCCGCAAGATGCACTATTTCGACGTGCCGCGCATCTTCAAGGGCGACACGATCTATAGTCACGAGCTGCAAAACGTGCGTGAATTCGGCCAGGAGACCGTCTTCATGCAGATTCAGGCGGAAGTCGCACGCCGCCTCGCTGGCCCGACCGGCATCCTCAGCCACCTCGATTACACCGAGGAATATCAGATGCTCGCGGCCGTTCAGGGCATGCTGCTCGATGCCGACGGCAGCGTCTGGTTCAATTGGTTCGACGAGTTCGAATTCGTCGCGGCCGACGAGATCGCGTTCAATCTGACCGCGAACACCGAATATACGCTGCTGCCGATCATCAACAACCTGACGCGCTCGATGGCGCGCTCGGCGCAGGGCGCCTTCACCACCATGACCTCGGTCGTGGCGCTGTGCGGTGACGATTTTTACGACAAGTTCACCAATCATATCGACGTGCAGAAGACCTTCAAGAACTGGTCGGACGCCGCACAGCTGCGCGAAAATGGCGCCTTCCAGACCTTCAAGTTCGGCGGCGTCGAATGGCTCAACTATCGCGGCTCGGACGACAACACGACGATCAAGATCCCGAACGACAAGGTGAAGTTCTTCCCGAAAAACGCCCCCGGCGTTTTCGAGAAAGCGATGGCGCCGGGTGAGAGCTTCGAGTGGATTAACACGCCCGGCAAGGAGCGTTACGTGGTGCCGATCTTCGACCGCGATCGTAATAGCTGGTGGCGGATGGAAGCCTACGAATATCCGCTATTCATTTGCAAGCGCCCCGAGACGCTGCGCACCGGCCGCATCGGCGCGTAAGCCTTCTCAATGTCGATCGATTGGGACGCCCTCGTTCTAGCGCCAGCCATGGCAATCTTCGGCGAGGGCGATACTACGGTCGAATCAAGCCTACCGCTCTATACCCCTCAGCAGGGCGCGGCGTTCGCACTGGCGGACGCCGTGTTCGATCCCGCCTATCTCCACACGACGATCGACGGGGATGGCGAGCCAGCTACCACACGACGCCCCGTCCTGGGCGTCCGCCAGACGCTGTTCGGCGATCGCCTACCAGCACAAAGCGATATGGTCGCAATCCGCTCGGGGCCCGATGCGGGCCGCTATATCGTTAAGGACGTCCAGCCTGACGGTCACGGCCACATCCTGCTGATCCTTATGGGGCCGCTATGAGCAGCTCGCTGGATCTGCTGGGCCTGACCGTCGCAGCGCTGCTTGGCCCGCAGGCGACAGCAGATCCACCTTTCTACGCGACGGATGCTGGAGCCGGCGTCGCCTCGCCTGGTGACTGGCCGACGCAACAGGATCAATATCCCCGGATAAAGGTCTTCGTTTTCGGCGAGACCAAGACATCCGGCGGGCGCGGCGGCATCAATTTCACGGTCGTCACCACGATCAGGGTCATCGGCGAGGTATCCAAACCCGTCCAGATCAACGACGGGGGCGCCGGCGCGGCCATGGCGGCGCTGGGCGCTCTAAACGCGCAGATCGAGTGCGCGGTGATCAACAGCTATCCCCTAACTGGCCAACTGCAGCAGTTTCCGTCGATCCGATCTCAGCTCGCGTTCAATGCAGATGGCGCAACCCACCTCGCCGGTATCCATATCGACATCGATATGGAGCATTTCCAGAGTGAGGAAGACTTTGCGCCGATCGCCAGCTCCGATCTCAATGAGCTGGACTTCGCAAGCACCGCCGCGCCGCCGACCGGCTTCATCGTTAACCTCAACCCGTAGGAGCGCGCATGCGCATCGTTGCTGTACCCGGCTGTCTGATCCGGGATCCCGAGACGCGTCGCATCGTCGGCGAAGAAGCCCTCACCGTCGATCCCACCAATCTTTATTGGGCGCGCTTGCTTGCGGACGGTGACGTCGCGGAGGCTTCTGACATCGGCGCTGAAAGCGATGCCGAGGAAGCCCCTGTCGTCTCGGCCAAGTCCGCCCCCGCCAAGGAACCTAAAGCATGACGAGCGCGATTCCCTTCCAGCATCTCCCAAGCAACATCCGGGCGCCGCTATTCTATGCCGAGCTGGATAACAGCCAGGCCAATACCTCGGCGCAGACCCAGCGGACGCTGATCGTCGGGCAGATGCTGACCGCCGGATCGGCCTCGCCCGGCGTTCCGGTTCAGGCCATGAGCGTCGCGGCGGCCAAGGCGCTCGGCGGCGTGGGCTCGATCATCGCCGGGATGGCAGCCGCCTATCGGGCGAGCGATCCGACCGGCGAGGTGTGGCTGCTCCCGCTCCTCGATGACGGATCGGCGGCGGCAGCTACCGGCAGCGTAGCCCTGACCGGCACCACGGCCGTCACGGGCACGGTATCGCTCTACATTGCGGGTCAGCCGCTTTCCGTTGCGATTGCTTCTGGCCAGACTGCGGCGCAGGCGGCCACGACGATCGGCGCCGCGATCACCGCTGCTGCCGACATGCCCGTCACCGCCTCGGTATCATCGGGCACGATAACGCTGACCGCGAAGAACAAGGGTTTCGTTGGTAACGATATCGATATTCGCCTTAATTATCAGGGCAGCGCCGCCGGCGAATTCCTCCCCGCGGGCCTCTCGGCAACCGTTACGGCGATGAGCGGAGGATCGGTCAATCCTTCGCTGACGCAACCGCTCGTCAACCTGCAGGACATGTCGTTCGACTTCATCGTCATGTCGCTGAACGACACGACCTCGACGGCTGCGATGAAGGCTTTCCTTGGAGAGGTTTCGGGGCGCTGGTCGCCGCTGCAGCAGCTGTATGGCGGCACGTTCTATGGCCTGCGCGGCACGTCGGGGACCGCAGCCGCATGGGGCGCAGCGCTGAACGACCAGCATGCCGTTGTGCTTCCCGCCTACGATAGCCCGAGCCCCAGCTGGGTTTGGGCGGCAGACCTGGCCGGCACCGCGGCGATGAGTCTCCGCGCCGACCCTGCCCTGCCGCTGCAGTATCTGACGCTCTCGACCGTGCTGTCGCCACCGATAGCCTCCCGCTGGCCTCTCGTCCTGCGCAATCAGATGCTCTATTCGGGCTGCTCGACCTATACCGTGGATGCGAACGGCTCGGTCACGATCGAGAACATCGTCACCACCTATGTAACGAACGGGCAGGGACAGGCCGACAATAGCTATCTGGAGGTCGAAACGCTCTACACGCTGGCTTATGCGCTGCGTTTCATGCGTGCGCGCGTCCAGGCGAACTATTCACGCAAGAAGCTGGCGGCCGACGGCACCCGACTTATCCCCGGCACCAATGTCGTAACCCCGTCCACGATCCGCGCCGACATCATCGCAGCCTACCGCGAACTCGAAGCGGCTGGGATCACCCAGCAGAGCGATGTCTTCTCCGCCAATCTCGTCGTTCAGCAGAACGTGCAGAACCCGAACCGGGTCGACGTGCTCTGGCCCGCCATTCTGGTCGATCAGCTGCGTGTTTTCGCGCTGCTCGCCCAGTTCCGCCTATCGTAAGGAGCCGCCATTATGGCCGATTCACAGCGCCTCGCCGGCACCGCTTATGTCGCGGTGAACGGCCAATCTTATTCGATCGTAGGCCAGGGCACTTATCAGGTCAGTGGCTCCAGCCGCGAACCCTTAAACGGCCAGGACGGCTTTCACGGCTATTCTGAAACGCAGCGTCCGGGCAAGATCAGCTGGCAGGGGCGCGACGGCAGCGCCACCAAGATCGCCGCTCTAAACGATACTTCGAACGCGACAGTCACGCTGGCCCTCGCCAATGGCAAGACGATCATCGCCCGCAACGCGACCCGCATGGGCGAGCCGCTTGCGGTCAATTCGGAGGATGCCACCTTCGAGGTGGAATTCATCAGCCCGGATGTGACGGAGAACTGATATGGCAAAGCTCGGTCTCGATGCCGCCATCCACGCCCTCGCTACCGCTGTCGACGCCGGCGAGGCGATTACACCTGAGATGGGGCAGACCCTCCGCGAGCTCCTCGGTGGTGTTGAGCCGCCGGAGGCGCTCCGGATCGAGTTCCGCAAGCCGATCGAGTTCGCCGGCAGCAGCTATACCGGCATCGACCTGCGCGAGCCGACGGCAGCGGAGATGCTGCAATGGGATAAGCTAGGCGGCACCGAGGCCGATATTCGCGCCGTCGCGATCGTATCCGGTATGCCCGAGCCCGCCGTTAAGCAGATGGGCGGCCGCGATCTGCTCAAGGCAGGAAGGTATCTCGGCGCTTTTTTGGCCTGAGGCCGCCTGACTGGCGGCAGCGCCTGATCCATCTTGGCCGCATATTCGGAAAGCTGCCCGATGAAGTGGCAATGCGTCCCTGGTCGCTCTTGAACGCATGGATCGACTGGTCCGAATTCTAGCTGGGAGGCGATCGATATGAGCGCTTCCAACGCGAAATTCGGCATCGCGATCACCGCGGACGATCAAACCGCAAAGGGTGTTAAGTCGGCCGAGAAGCGCCTTGGCACCATTCCGAAACACCTATCCTCGGTCAACAAGCGGTCCGCCAAGGAACTACAGGACACCGCCTCGCGCAGCTCGCGCGGAGTCCTGCGCACTTTCGGACAGGTCGAGCAGGCCAGCGCGCGCATATTCGGCGGGCGCTCGGTCACATCCGGGCTGAGCAACCGCCTGGGCGCTGTCCGCGAGGCGGCCTCGGCTGCCGGCGGCGGCATGGGCGAGGCCGCGGCGGCGGGCGGAGTGCTCGAGGGCGCGCTCGGCGCGGTAGGTGTCGCGGGTGCGGCGACTGTCGGCGTGCTGGCGGCGGCGGGGTATGCGGCGTTCAAGTTGGCGGACGGGTGGGCCAAGGGCGCGGCGTCGATCGGGCGTACGGCCGATATCATCGGCGTGGCCTCCAAGGCTTTGCAGGAATTCAACGCTGCCGCGGAACGCCAGGGCGTCGATAAGGGGACGGCCACCAGCGCGGTGGGCGGGCTATCGCAGACCCTTAACGATGCCCGCTATGGTCGAAATAACGATGCGGTCGCGTTGCTGAGCCGTCTCGGCATCAAGATGCAGCTCAACTCGGACGGAACGGTCAATACGGGCGCAATGCTCCCGACGATCTCCGATGCGATCGCGCGGCAGAACAGTTCGGGTCGGCGCACGGCGGCCCGCATCCTCGGTATCCCGGAGACGGCCTTGCCTGCGTTCACGCAGGGCGGCCCCGCGCTCACCGCCAGCATGAAGGATGCTGAAAGCACTGCCAATATACTTACACCCGGCGAGATCGAGACGGCGAAGCGCATTCAGGGCAAAGAAGCGACCGTTTCTCAAATGGCCGAGCGAGGCATTGCACGCGCCGGAGCGGCGACGGCCTCGGCCGGTGAAGGTGCGCTCGATGCGACTATAAGTGGTGGACGCAGTATCATTTCAGGGACCGAGAACTTCAGCGGCGTAGTGAAGCACGCATTTGCGCCGGCTGCAGCCGAAATCAAGCAGGGTGGTGCTGCTATCGAGCGCGCTGCGACCAAGTTCGCGACCGGCATCAGCCAGATGGCCATCGGCGCGGCGCAGGCGGCCGAGCTGAGGCGCGGTATCCCGGCCGCTATCTCGCTGAGCCAGTACGGTGTTGAAAGCGGTTGGGGCCGCCACATGCCCGCGGGCTCGAACAACCCGTTCGGAATCAAGGCACTTCCCGGCCAGCCCTTCGTGATGGCCCGCACCCGCGAGGTCGATCGGGCTGGCCGATCTTACTACATCAACGCGAAATTTCGAAAGTTTGCCTCGCTCGATGAGGCTTTCGACGAGCATGCAAGGCTTCTTCAGGGGCGGCGCTACGCTCGAGCACGTGCCGCCGGCAGCGACGACGGCTTCGCTGACGCCCTAACCGGCGTGTACGCTACCGACCCGCATTATGGCACTGCCCTGAAGCGCCAGATCCATTCCAAGAACCTAGGGCAATACGACCATATTCCGGTCAAGGTTGAGATCGATGCACGCGGCCTCCCCCCAGGCACGAAGATTAAGACGACTGCCGGGCACGGGTCAGCTCCGGCGGTCAGCCATGCGATGGTGAATTAAGCATGAGCCTCCTCGCCAACGGCCTGCTCCCGGCATCATTCCGTGGCGCTCCCTTCGCTGTCGAGCAAGACGAGACAGGCGGCGGCCGGCGCATCGCGTTGCATACCTATCCCGGCCGAGACGTACCCTGGGCCGAGGACATGGGTCGGGCACCTCGTGTCTTTAGGTTTCGCGGCTTCATCGTCGATGGCGATGTGGTCTTTCTCGGTGGCCCGATCCAGCTGCAACGCCTGCTCTTGCTCGCGGCGTTGGAAAAGGCGGGTCCGGGGACTTTAACGCACCCATCGCTCGGCGTTTTGAACGTCTCCGTACGCAACTTCAGCATGGGGCAGGACCTCGGCGCCGGGCGCATGTCGCGCGTTGACGTGGAATTCGTCGAGAGCGGCAAGAAGTCGTTTCCGTCGCTACTGAGCTCCGGATCGGGTCTGCTCAGTGCGGCGACTCTCAGCAAAGTCGCCCTGGCGGTCGACCTCGTCCGTGCCGCTGTTCTGGCGTCGGGCGCACTTGGACAGAATTCCGATTCTGCGGCGACCAGCGCGGTGTTGGCGGATCAGATTTCTGCGGCGGCGACCGATGCCACATCGCTGATCAAGCTCACCGCCTTCCTGCCCGGCGACAATGGGCGCTACGCGGCGGGCGCGAACAGCGGCTATCTTGCCAGCAACAGCTACGCCGGCAGCACGGACATCGCATCGCTGATTGCCGATGCCTCTGCTAGGCGCGTGGCCGTTGGCGCCGCAGCCGCGGCGGTGCAGTCGGCCATCGAGACGGTGGGCGAGACGACGACATATAGCGACATCGCGGGGGCCATTTCGGCGCTGGTCGACGCTCTCTTGGCTGCTTGCGCCGACCCTGCGGACGCTATTCGGCTGCTGACCGGGTTGCTGGCCTTCGATCCCACGATCAGCGAGGCGCAAAGCGCGACCGGTGGGGCGATTGTGACGGCATTCCGGCGAGCGGTAGGCACGGCGCTCGCCAAAGCGGGCGGCCTTTACCAGCCAAGCAGCTACGAGGACGCATTCAATATTCTCACAACAATCAGCGCGACACTCGATGACCTCGCAACCGCCGCAGCGGATAATGGTGACGATGCCAGCTTCAATGCGCTCCGGGCACTCCGCGTACAGTCTGTTCAGGATCTTCGCGCGCGCGGCGCTCAACTCGCTCGGGTGCGGATCTTCGCCGTAGCGATGCCCTCGCCTGCCCTCCATCTGGCACAGCGCTTTTATGGGGACGCGGCGCGCGCTGATCAGCTGATCGCCGAGACCAAGGCGCAGCACCCGCTTTTCTTGCCGACCACCATGACCGCTCTCGCGGCATGACCGACGATCTCACTCTGACCGCTAACGGTCGGACGCTCTCCGGTTGGGAGGACATTTCCGTTCGCCTTCTGGCTGAAGGCTTTCCGCCGAGTTTTGACATCAACCTTTCGTCACGAGACCCGGCGACGGGCGCCTCGGAAATCGTAAGACCGGGCGATGCGTGCCAGGTCGCGCTCGGCGGGGACACGGTCATCACAGGCTATATCGATCGCGTTGCGGTCAGCGTCGGGCCAGAAGCGCATGTCATCCGGGTCCAAGGGCGCGGCAAGACACAGGATCTGGTCGATTGCGCGGCAGAATGGCCCGGTGGCCAGATTTCGGGCGCCAACGCACTGGAAATCGCGACAAAGCTCGCCAGCGCTTATGGCGTCAATGTCGTAATGGCGGCGGGCGCGGACCCGGGCCCACAGGTGCCACAATTTCTCCTGACCTATGGAGAAACCGGCGCCGACATCATTCAGCGGGTTTGCCGCGCCGCAGGTCTTCTCGCCTATGAGGACGGCAAAGGCCGGCTTGTGCTCGGTCGGGTCGGAGCGTCGACGGCGGCGAGCGGGATCGTCTACGGCGGGAATGCCGAGGCGGCGACTGTTCAGCTATCGATGGACCAGCGATATTCCGAATACGTCTGCGCCCTGCTTTCGCAGGATCTTCTACTCGACATCGGCGGCGCGGGGTTTTTCTTCGATACGGAGACCGACTCCGGGGTGCCGCGCCACCGCCGGATGTACCTCGTGATGGAGCAGGTCGCTACCGACCCGCAGGCCTTCACCATCAGCAAGGCACGGTGGGAGCGATCGCGCCGCCAAGGACGGGGAACGACGGTCAGCGCGACAGTCGATTCGTGGCGTGATAAAGCCGGAGCATTGTGGATGCCGAACACTTTGGCACCTGTCGCATTGCCCGGCCTTCCAGATGGAAGCTCGCCGCTTTGTATTTCAGAGGTTTCCTTTAGGCGCGGCGAAGATGGCACACACGCAGACCTGCTGTTGCTGCCGCCTACGGCGTTCACGCCTGAGCCGCTCGTTCTCCAGCCAGTAAACCTATCCGATATTGCGCCCTCTCCATGATCGACCGACTTCTTACGCTGCTGCGGGTCGGCCGGCTGAAGCTGGTCGATGATGATGGCGTGATCCAGCGCATGCAGGCTTTCGAAGGTGACCTCGGGGCTTTTGGCGGTCAGCGCATCATCGACAAGGTTCCTTACATCGGTCAGTTCGGCCTGCTCAGCGTCCCTCCCCTGGAAGCGGAATTGCTGCTCGCGGCACCCGCCGGCGACAGGACGCAGACTATCGCGATCGGCTCCAATCACCAACCCTCGCGGCCAACCGGAAACAAGCCCGGCGACAGCGGCCTCTACGATGTGCGTCGCCAGCTGCTCACGCTGGCCGAGGACGGCACCACGATCGACGCGGCCGGATTGCAGGTAACGATCCGCAACGCCTCGAAAGTCAGGATCGAATGCGATTTACTTGAGATTACGGGTGATCTGGTCAGTCGGGCCGATGGCGTGCGCGTGAGCCTGAACGGGCTGAGGGACGCCTATGACGTGCACAAGCATCCGGGCGTCGCCGGCGGCGGCAGTTCGACGGGCACCACCGACCACTCTGTCTAGGGGCTGCCATGGCCGACATTTCGACCATCTGGAGCCCTTCGCAGGGCATCGGCGACTGGTATCTAACGAACGTCGTGGCCGACATCATCATTGATGAGACCGGCTCATCGGTCCTCGACGAGCTAGGTAACGCAATCAACGACGGGCTGCTTGCCGGCGGCGGTGATCTGGTGGTCGGCAACGACCTCGGGACCGCAATTCTAATCAGCCTTTTCACGGACGCGGCCGCCTCCGCAGATGATGCAATCCCGGACACATCCGGCGACCCTCGTGGCTGGTGGGGCGACTTGAGCGAAGATCGACCGATCGGCTCCAAAATATGGCTGCGGATGCGATCGAAGCAAACCGACCTGGTGCTCGCCCAGGTCAAGAATGACATCGAGACGGCCCTACAATGGCTGCTCGACGACGGAATCGCAGCGGCGGTCGATGTTATGACCCAGTGGATGAAGGCCCAGACACTCGGCGCCCGAGTCGTCGTGACCCGCGCCAACGGCACTACGGCCAGTCTTAACTTTTCCTGGGCATGGAAGGAGATCGTCTGATGCCATTTCAGCGCCAGACGCTCTCAGACCTTCGCAAGCAGGTCGCGTCCGATATCGAGGCTGATCTCCCATCATCGGGCGGCCTGCTGCGCTATTCCAACCTTGGCATCATGGGGAATGTCCAGGCAGCCGGGCTGAACGGCCTCTACGGCTATCTCGATTGGATTGCGCTCCAGAGCACGCCATTCACCGCGACCGACGAGTATCTGGAAGCCTGGGCGGCGCTCAAAGGTATCACCCGCAAGCCGGCTTCGCCATCCAAGGGTAGCGCTACGTTCAGCGGCACCAACGGGGCGACCATACCAGCTGGAACGCTCGTGACGCGCGCCGATGGCGTCGCCTTCACGACTCTTGCAGACGCGACGGTCTCGTTAGGCATCGCAACCGCCATGCTCACGGCAGTCGACGCTGGTGCAAATGGAAACGGGTCCGTCGGCGCGGCGGTCACGCTCGGCATCGGTATCGCCAGCATCAGCTCCACCGGCCAGACGGGAACAGCGTTCACCGGCGGCGCGGACGTCGAAGCAGATGATTCTTTGCGGAGCCGGATGCTGCGCCGCTATGCATCACCCCCTCAAGGCGGCGCCCTATCCGACTATGAGGGCTGGGCGCTCGACGTTCCAGGCGTGACACGAGCCTGGGCGCGCGGCAACCTTATGGGTGCCGGCACGGTCACCGTCTATTTCATGATGGACGTGACCGAAGCTACGCACACGGGCTTTCCGCAGGGTAGTAACGGCGTGGCCGTCGATGAGGTTCGGGACACGCCTGCGACTGGCGACCAATTGACCGTTGCGAACGCGCTATACCCGCTCCGTCCGGTGACCGCCCTCGTTTACGCGGTTGCACCAGAGCCCAACATTATCGACATAGCGGTCTCCGGCTTATCCGGCGCGTCCACCGCGACGAAGGGGGCAGTCCAAGCAGCCATCATCGCGTCGCTTCGGTTCAATGCCGTGCCTGGTGGCGAGACGAACATCTCGGTGATCGAACTCGCGATCGCGGCCATCCCGGCCGCCGCCGGATTTGTCATCACGAGCATCACCGCTAGTCACGGCGCCGTCTCGCCAGGCGCGGCGGGCAACATCACGTCGGACCCGGGACACCTCCCCATCCTGGGTACCGTTACCTTCCCATGACGGCGCTCTATTCAGTCGACGACTATGCGGCAGCCCTCGGTGCGCTGATGCCGAGGGGCCGGGTCTGGCCCACCGACCCCGGATCGACGCAAGCCTATGTCCGGCATGCGCTGGCGCGCAGCATGGAGCGTCTCGACGGTGACGCGATTGCGCTTCTCGCGGACATCTTTCCGCCGAGCAGCGTCGATTTGCTCCCCGAATGGGAAGACACGCTGGGACTGCCGGACCCCTGCCTTGGCCCAAATCCTACCATCCAGCAGCGTCAGCAGCAGGTGACGGCCAGGTTTGTCGGCAACGGCGGCCAATCGGCCGCATGGTATATCGCCTTCGCCGCGCTGCTCGGTTTCGTGATCGAAATCACAGAATACGGTCCCTTTCGCGTCGGCGCCGGACGCTGCGGAACGCCACTCGCCGGCGAGCCATGGATCTTCACATGGCTGGTAACGGTGGTGTCCGGCGACAGCAGTGCCGCCGCCGCCGCCTTCAGAGCCGGGATCAGCCGCGCGGGCAATCCGCTAAGCTCGGCCGCTTCCGGCCGCGCCGCTTTGGAATGCGAACTTCGGCGCATCGCGCCTGGACATACGAACATCCTTTTCGCCGCCTGACGGAGCCCCACAATGTATCAGATCGACGTGCCATCTGCGGCCGGCTCTCTACCCGCGCCCGCTGCAGCTGGAACTTCCGGCTATTTCACCGACGGCGATCCCGTCGGCGGTCAGCAGGGAACGATCGTTCCAGCAGATTTCCTGAATTCGGTCATGATGGAGCTGATCGCGGTCGTCATCGCAGGGGGCGGGACGCCGTCGAAGACGATTCGAACGCAGGTCCGGGATGCCATCCTCAACCTGATCCTGGAATCCGTCACCGGCAATCTGGCCGCCAATGGACACATCAAGATTCCCATCGGCACGCAATCGCTGACCATCAACTGGGGCAACGGCACACACGCCGATAGCTCGGGCAATCAGGCAGTTACGTTCGACCAGGCGTTCACAAGCGCGCATCTGTGCTCGTTGGCGACCAACCGCTCAAACGGCGTGCCGACGGTCTCCCATGCCACAGGAAATTACTCGACGACGGGTATGACGATCCATTCGGCGGTGCTCTCGACCGGTGCTGCGGCAGGGTCTGGAACGACGTTCAACTACATCGCGATCGGTCTCTGAGCGGTGTCGATAATCCCATCCTATCCGCGTCCGGGAAGGGCGCTGATAAGTGCTGATCTGTTGCTGGGCTTTGCCAGTGGTGAGACGGTCTCGATCTCCGCTGACGATCTGGGACAGTTCATCCTCGATCAGATCGACGCGGCGATCGTCGAAGGCGCGCTAACCTTCACGCCGTATAATGCGGCAAACCCGTCCGGGTTCGTCTCGCAGGCTGGCGCGCGCGCGGCGCTCTCAGCCGACACGGGGGTTGCGTACAATTCGACGACCGGCAAGATCACGCTGGCGACGCTCGCGGCGGGGACGATCCTCGGCAGGCCCGCTGGGTCAGGGGGTGCGCCCGGCCCGGTCGCGGTTTCGGACGTACTTGGCTTCGAACCCTATGACGCAGCGAACCCCGCTGCCTTTGTGAACGCGGCGGGGGCTTCCGCCGCAGCTCCGGTTCAATCCGTTGCCGGTCGATCAGGCGCCATCACGCTCGAGAAGTCCGACGTCGGACTCAACAATGTCGACAATACCTCCGACGTCAGCAAGCCGATTTCGACCGCCGTCGCCATGGCGTTGGCGGGCAAGCAGTCGACGATCGGCTTCACCCCGGCAAATAAGGCGGGCGACACTGTTTCGGGCGACTGGATGGTCGGCGGCAAGACCATGTTCGGCGCGTCGAGCAACTACATGTCACTCGTAGCGGGTCATGCGACGTGGACGGCATCGCCCGGGGCTTTCGTCACGTATGACGACACCGCAGGAGCGTGGAATTTCGCAGTCGGCAGCACTTTGCTGGTCTCGATCGGTGCGGTCTCGGGAGAAACCTACACCGACTGGACTTTTGGTGGGCGCGCGTACTTCGGCTCGTCTGCCAATTATATGTCGCTTGTCGGAGGGACCAGCCCGACCTGGACGGTGGCATCGGGGTCTGTACTGGCATACGATCCAACGGCGCACGCATGGAACTTCACGATCGGTGGAACCATCAAGGTCTCGATCGGCGCAAGCGGAGGCGAGACGTACACGGATTGGACGTTCGCTGGCCGGACGTTCTTTGGCGCCTCCACCAACTACATGGGCCTGGTAGGCGGGACGAGCCCCACGTGGACCGCCGCGGCCGGTACAGTACTCGCGTATGATCCCGCGGCCGTCGCATGGAATTTCACGCTGGGCAGCGCCGTCAAGTTCTCCATCGGGTCGAGCAACAGCTCCATTTACACCGACCTGAACGTCAACAGCATCACCATGTCGTGGGCGCTCGGCGGCCCATCGCGGCGCATCCAGGCGGGCAAGCTTGGTGGGCTGGAGGCGATCCGATCGGCCTCCGAAAGCGTCGGGCAGGCGGTGTTTGGGCACCCTACGGCGGGCGTAGGCGTCACTGGCTTTTCCTTCTCGAGCTATGGCGGCACCGGCAATCCAGGCTCGGACAGCACCGCAGGCGGCTTTTTCTTCGGAATCGCGGATGGTCCAGTCACTCGAAACGTCCACTCGATCTACGGCGAAGTGACGATCACTGATTCCAGCAGCTATGCGCCGGGCGCCGAGTTCGCAGCCGTCAGCACGTTTGCGGGCCCTAAGACGACTCCGTACAATGCGATCCCGGCAGGCGTTAGTTCATGCACGTGGACGTCGACCGGCCGCAGCGATGTCGCGGGCTCGTCTTTCGTCAGCACGCTCATCACCAGCGTGCCCACGACTGTTGGCATGACGGCGCGCACCGGCTGGGTCATTGCCGACGGGTCACTAGATCCTTCCTATAACGAAGCGCTCTCGTTGGCAGGGCAATATGCGATCAACTGGCGCGATCCCAACGGACCCATCGCCGGCATCTCGGGGCTTCAGGCGAATTTCATCTCGCGCTCGACCAGCAGCGCCTATCCGATAAACTTCCAGCGCTACCATGGCGCGGGGGTCGATACGTCGACCGGCGACGAGCTCGGTCGGCTGAACGGTTTCCAGATCGCAGGCTCGACGCCCTACGCAATCGCCGCTGTGGTGATGCGCAAGGAAGGCAGCACGCGCGGGTCGGGCTATTTCGAGACCGCCAACGATGCGGGAACGGTGCACCGCGCTGGACTCAACATGGAGAACAACACCCTCGGCTTCGATGTCGACGCAGTCATCAACATCGGCAGCCCGTCGAACCGCGCCAACAATATCTATTTGGCGAACAACCCGATCGTCACCTCGGACGAGAGGATCAAGACCGACGTCGGCGACATTCCGGACGCGCTGTGCCGGGCCGTCGCCGCAACCCCGCTGCACGTCTTCAAGTACAAGGCTGCTATTGAGGAAAAGGGCGAGGACGGAGCGCGCTGGAGCACGGGCGTCATTGCCCAGGAACTTGAGGCAGCCCTGACAGCCCAAGGCCTGGACCCGACAAAATACAGCCTCATCGGCTGGGATCCGTGGAAGGAGGATGTCACCGAGATCGTCGAGGTTGAGGAGGATGTTATCGAGATCGTCGAGGTCGAGCATGAATCCTGGGAGATGATCGACGGCAAGCTGACGCAGGTCAAAGCCACCACGACCGAGCCTCGCCCGGTAACCGACTGGGTGCAGGCTCACGACTCGGACGGCAACCCGCTGATGCTACCGGGAAAGCCAGCCCTTCCCGCCTATTACCTTCAGGACGATGAAGGCGAGGCCGTGCTCGTTCGCGAGGCGGTGCCAGCCGTTCCTGCCCAACCCCACCTCATCCCGATCAAACGCCGCCAGACCGTTTCTAAGACGATCACGGTTAGCCAGCAGAAAACGGACGGTGCCGGCCAGCCGATGTTCCTGATGAACGTCCGCTACGAGCAGTTCCTGATCGTGCGCGATGAAGCGCGCCGCCGCGGCTTTCTCGTCGACGTGGCCGCCGCGTAATAACATCCCTACCTTAGGAGCTTTCAACATGAAGATGCTCGCCCGGACAGCGCTTGCGCTGTCCGTTATCTTTGCCTGCGCGCCCGCGCTTGCTGACATTGTGGTACTTCCCCAGGTGAAGAACGCCGCCGGCGCCAACGTGCCGTCATCGGGTGCGGTGTCGGTTGACAGTTCGGGCTCCGAAAAGGGCGTTGCCGGCAATCCAACGCACGTGCAGTGCGACAGCGGCTGTTCCAGCAGTGGCGGATCTTCGACGGCCATAAGCCGAACCCAATTTGTCGCCACGGCGAGCGGCACGGGGTACGGATCCGGCGACCAGATCGAGCACGTTGTTGCCACCAATCCCGCTACAAGTGCGGTAACGGCGGCCTATTGGCTGGATTTGACGTCGGGCATGATCCTCTCGTCTGCGCCCTCGTCGGCAAACTTGGCCGCGCAGCCGGCGACCGAAGCGACGCTCGCCAGCATTGCGGCCAAGCTGAATACGCTTCATTCTGACCTTGCCGCGCCGACCCCGGCCGGCACCAACCTCATAGGCTCGGTCTACCTCGACGGCACCGGTCTCGGCGGTGCTTCCAGTCGGCCGCTCTACATCGCCAGCACCGCGACCGACCCGAGCACGGGAACGAAGCAGGATGCCACCACTGCTGCGGTCGGCGCGACCCAGGCGGCCCCCAACGGCACGCCCGGCACCGGCGCCACGAAGAGCGACCAGGTTGTCGCGCAGGACATGGCGCCCGTCACCACGACGTCGCTCACGTCGACGGGCAACCTGCTCTTCCAGAACATGACTGGCTACGCTGGCATGACGGTGCAGATGACCAGCGTCGGCACCGGCAACACCATTACTGTTGGCGCGTCGAACGACAGCACGACCGGGCTCGACGGCAACTGGACGAATAACGTCTGCTTCCAGTCGCTGGGTGGTGGCGTCACCGCCAGCATCACCGCTGCGCCCATCACGTACTACTGCCCCAGCTATGCGAAGTTCCTTCGCATCAATGTCTCTGTCTATTCGGCGGGAACGGTCAGCGCGACCGGCTTCCTGCGGTCTGTCGTCCCCCTCTCGGCGTCGTCGATTTCCACGACGGTCGGGACTGGCACCAGCACCATCGGCAACGTGCTGCGCAACCTCTACAACGGCGAGGCGGGGAACATCTCGCCGACGCTCGCGGCGAACACGACGGGCACGGGTGGCACGAAGAGCACGGGCGCAGCATCCGGTGTAGCACAGGTTTGGAACCGCTTCGTCTGCTCGGTAGCCAACCTCGTCGGCCCGGTGACGCTGTACCATGACATCAGCATCGACGGCACCAACTGGGGCTTCCTGTCCAGCGTGGCCATCCCCGGCACGACGGGTCAGACCTCGGGCATGGTCAGCGACCTCATCACCACGGCGTACAACCGCTGCCGCGTGGTGAACGGGGGCACCGCGCAGACCGCCATGATCGCCAACTCAGCCTTTGCGGAGTGAACCACATGCGTAAGCACATCCTTGCGCTGTTCGCGCTCCTCGGCTTGATCGGGCAACCGGTTGCAGCGGAGACCTACGTCAACGGCACGCTGGTGTACGTCTCACCCAGCAACCCAACCTACCTCTCGGGGTTGTCGTACCGCCAGCCGGGCGCGATCACGACCTTCACTGGCACCACGAACGTAGTTTATTATACGCCGCTGGTCATTTACAGCACGGTCACGATCAACGCCCTGACTGTCAGCGTCGCCACGGGTGCTGCTGGGAACGCGCGGATCGGTCTTTACTCGAATGACCCCACGCAGAACGGGCCGCTCACCAAGCTAGGCGAGGTGACAACCCCGGTCGATACGACCAACGCAGCAACCCTGACTGGAACGATGCCAGCCATCACACTGGCGCCCGGCCTGTACTGGACGGCAGTTCTTTTCAACGCGACGCCGACGATGACCTCCTTGGCAGCGTCGGATGCCGAGCAGCTCGTCCAATCTTTCATTGGAACCAACAGCGTGTCCACGCTCTTCGCTGGCTCGGCGCAAGCCACGGGTTGGACACAGCCGCAGACCTATGCGAGCGGCCTCCCTGCAACGGCAAGCTCGATATCGCGCCGCTTCAATCACTCTGCCCTCGTCGTGTTCACCGTCCAGTAAAGGAGTTCGAACATGGATGACGTCGCTCACAGTGAGAATATCCGAACCGAAGAAGATGGCTCGCGGTCCCTGATCGTCGATGGCAGCGTCGTCGCCACCGTTGCCGCCGATGCAACGCAGGCCGACCTGACAGCGGCCATTCGCGCGAACTTCCCCAGCCAGTCGCTGGCGAACCGCAAGGAGCGGATGCTGGCCGATCTCGCAGCGCTCCGCTGGACGAAGATGCAGACCTGCGCATTCGGATCGCGCTCCTCGATCGATGCCAGCGACACCACCGCCAGCCGCATCGCCGAGACCGTGGTGCTGTTGCAAGCGACCGGTCAGGGAAGCGCGACGATCCAGTGGAAGTTCGGCGTCGGCGACTTCCAGACAATGACCCTCACCGATCTTGTCGGTTACGGCGGCACGATCGCGGCGCACTGGCAACTCTGCTTCGCCAACGAAGAGACCCTCGATACGCGGATCAACGGCGCCGAAGATCATATCGCGCTGGACGATATCGACATCACGACGGGCTGGCCCGCGTGATCGCGGCTCTCGTCCGCGTCCAGCGCGGCATCCACGCTTGGCTAGTTGCGCTCGACCAGCTCGCATACGTCTCCCTTGCAATCCCGAAGTACGTTTGCCGGGGCGGCGAGGAGCCGAGCGCGCAGGAGACGATCAGCAGCAAGATCGGCCGCATGGCAATCAAGGGGCATTGCTGGGCGCTGATCGCCGAGCCGATCGTCAACCGCTTCATGGAGCTGTGGGGCGCCAGCCCTGCGGCGCCGGGGCACTGCCGCCGCGCGATCGTTGCGGCCGAGGCGATGAGCCGAGCGCGCGACGCGATCGACGATCCACGCTGACCACCAACTGATCCGGGGGGATCGCCACCATGAACAAGACCATTCCGCCTGGCCGATCAACCGGGCTGGCGCCCGAATCCGTGCCCCCTGCGACCCAGGCAATGACACTGGTCCAGCCGCAATCCTCTATCGGGGCGACGGAAGCGATCCTCGCGATCGGCGGCATAGCTGCCGCCATTCTCGCGATCGCCGCGCTCGCGGCCCTGATCCACCGTTTGATGAACCGGGACGTCAAGCGGGACATCGCCGACGTGAGGCGCGATACCGCCGACGTCGCGCAGAAGCTCGGCACCGAGCGCGGCCGCATCGATGCGCTCGAGCGGTTCCGCGAGGATGCCGGCGTCCGGATGGTGCGCCTCGAGGCGAACGACGTCGCCTTGAGGGAGACGCTCGATCGGATCGATCGCAATATCAACGACCGTTTCGACGAGGTCGTCCAGAGCATCCGCGAGGTGCGAAGTGTCGCGCCAAGGCGATGAGGCCGAGGTGCGGGCGGTGATCGCCGGGATGGACGACTTCGCCGCCGGCACGCGCGCGATCGCCGCATATGCCGCGCTCCTGAATGACATCGCCGCGTCGCACCCGCTGAAGCCACTCCGCGACGACGAGCCTGCACCGCGGCACCCGGTGATCGACCAAGTCTGAGCACACGACCCCGCAGGCCTCCGGGCCGCGCCGCTTTCGAAAAATCAAAATCGAGGGAATGATCCATGCTGACGCCTCCACAGGTGATCGCGGGCTATGTTGGCGGCTTCGAAGGTCTGCTTTCGTTGCAGCCCGCCGACAACGGCAATTATTATGATCCGGCGCGCTTCACGGCACGCTTGCCGCAGCGTCGCGGGATGGGCGTGCTGGTCGGGAGCATGCGCGGCGTCACCGCCTATGCGCTGGTCCAGTACCGCATCGCCAAGGGCGCGCCTTTGGCCGCGGCGATCAAGGTGACGCGCACCGATATGATGGCGATCACGCTGCCGATCGCCATCGACATTGGCATGACGCTCTTCTTCAACGGTCCAGGCCTCCGCTATCTCGCGTGGAATCGGGTCACCCCGTCCATCCTCGACAAATGCTGGGGCTCAGGCACCGGCTCGACGATCCGCCGCCTGCAGGCCGAGCTCGGTGCCGGCGTAGACGGCGTGATCAGCTCCGGCGGCGAGACCGTCCGGAAGTTCGCTGCCTGGCTTGCAAAGCTCGGCGAAGAAGGCGCTGCGCGCCGGTGGTGCGCGCTCCGCGAAGCCTGGGATCATGACATCGCGACCAACGAAGGTCCGCACGATCCGGACCTGATCTTTCTGCCCGGCTGGAATCGGCGCAGCGAAAGCTTCCTCCCGGGCACTCCCTGGTGGCAGCACTTCTCCGCGGCCGCGGCCTAATTTTCCCGACCCCCAACCCTGGAGTTTCCAATGACCAATATCATGCTGGCCTCGGCCGGCGCCGCAGTCGCGCGCGTCGGCAAATGGACCCTCGCCCGGCTCGCGGAAAAGTCGACCTATATCGGCCTCGCCGGTGTGGCGACGGCGCTCGACCATGGCGAGATCGCGCAGCACATGATGGCGCTCGGCAATTCCGGGCCGCTGTTGCTCGGTGCGCTCGGTGTCGTGCTGGCCGCTGCCACGACCCGCAACCCCACGGCTGTTATCGCCAGCATCCCGACCTTGGACAGCGCTGCGATCGCCGTTGCGAGCGATGCCGGCGCGCCCGTTCCTGAGCATGTCCATTCGCTCATCGAATCGGTCGAGAGGCTGGTGACAACGATGGCGGTTGCCGCGCCGGTTGTGGAGGCCGTGGAAACGAATGCTCCGGTTGCCGATGTTGCTTCGGTGATCGCCGCCGAGGTGCCCAGCGCCGCGCCGGCGGTGGAAGCCGCCGCGTCCGCACTGTCCGGCGAACTGACCGCTGCAGCACCAGCCGCCCCCGCCGCCCCGATCATCCAGACTACTATCAGCAGCTCCCCCTTTCCCGCCTTGGAGAACGGCCTGTGAAGAAGATCGCTTTCCTTCTCGCGCTCAGCGCCGCCCTCGCCGGCTGCAGCAACCCCGGCGCCGTCTCGAGCGCGAGCACGTCGCCGGCGTCGATCGCCGATAAGGCGGCGAAGATCTCGAGGGATGCCGATCTGGCCTATGATGCCGCCAACATCATCGGTGAGGGTCTCGTCATCACCGGCGTGCTCGACCAGGCCGAATGGGACGAACTGAGCACTATCGCCGCCACAGCGCGGGATGATGTCAAGAGCGCCGCCTCCGCGGTCGAGGCAGGTGCAAAGCCGCAGAGCGAGCTCGACCAAGCGCAACAGGCTCTCACGGCCGCGATTTCGGCGATCGAGATCTACCAGCAGCGGTAGGATCTCCGATCGGAGGGGCGGCCCACGGGTCGCCCCTCTTTACGCCGGCGGCTGCATCGGCGGCCATGCGCTCCTGATAATCCTCGTTGAGCCAGCGCTGATCCTGCGATGGGTCATAAGCAGCGACATGCCAGCCCGGCCCGACCTCAAAGATGTTCCAGCCGCTGCACCCTTCGGTCAGGCGACATCGGCACCGCCGATTCCAGAGCGAATAATCGCGGCCGACCTTGGCGATCAGTGCGTCCAGGTCGATCTGCTTCACCTTCCCACAGCCGCGGCAGCGCGCGAACGCAGTGAAGCCGTTGTCGACCATCTGCCCCAAGGTTCGGCGCACGCGCATTCCCGACATGCGCGCGAGAACGCATTGAGAACATGAGTCGCGCAAGGCGCGCCGTTCTCAATCCACAGATTTATTGAACACGTCCGTCGGGCCCTAGTTTTTCACCGGGGCTGGCGGGGGTTCCGGGCGGTAACCCGGAAACCGACGAGTGCGACCTCGTCACTAGCGGTGGGCCTCCCCCGCATCGCCCCACGCCCGTCGAGCGGGTGGGGCTTCCCTGGACCTCGAGCTATTATGGCGACCCTCACAAACGTAGTTTCGGAAACCTTCACGCCTGTCGCGCCCTGCCGGACGCCGGCGCCCTATCTGGGCGGCAAGCGCAATCTGCAGAAGCGGATCTGCGCGCGCCTGCGCGAGATCCCGCACCACACCTATGTCGAGCCGTGCGTCGGCATGGGCGGCATCTTCTTCAAGCGGGACTGGCGGTCGCGCTCCGAGGTGATCAACGACCTCTCCGGCGACGTGGCCAATCTCTTTCGAATTCTCCAGCGCCACTACGAGGCGATCATGGGCGAGCTTAAATGGAAGCTCACCAGCCGTGCCGACTTCGATCGGCTGCGCGACGAGGATCCGCGCAACCTGACGGACATCGAGCGCGCGGTGCGCTTCCTCTATCTCCAGCGGCTGTCGTTCGGCGGGAAGGTCCGTGGCCGAAACTTCGGCGTCGATCGGCGCACGCCGGCGCGCTTCGATGTGACCAAGCTGGCGCCGATGCTCGCCGAGATCCACGAGCGCCTGGCGCCGGTGACGATCGAGCAGCTATCCTACGACCGGGTCATCCGGAAATACGATTCCGCCGAAACGCTGTTCTACATCGATCCGCCCTACGTGAACTGCGAGCAGGATTATGGAGACGGCTTTGCTCCGGAAGACTTTTTCCGCATGGCCGACCAGCTCGCCGCGATCAGCGGAGCCTTCATGGTCTCGATCAACGATGCGCCGCTTGCCCGCAAGGCGTTCGGACGCTTCCAGATCGAGGAGGTGGACGTCACCTATACGGTCGGAACCGCGACGATCGGCGCCGGAAAGAAGGCCCGCGAGCTGATCATCAGCAACCGGCCTGCAGGGTTGGGGTAAAAGTTAGGGTATGATGCCCAATCTTGCGCCCGAAAAGCGCTGGATTGCGGGTATTTCTCGCCATGCGGTGGCGGACAACTCCTCCGCCACGCCGCGCCCTGACAGCCGATCCTTAATTCACATACCGGAGTGTGCCGTGCACGAATTCACCTATTCGCGCGTCGGCGCGAAGATTCTTCGTCGTTCTGGCTGGTACGCAGAAGCGAGTTGGATACGCTCGTGTCTGTTCATTGCCTCATCCTAGCGTGGCGGAGGTGGCCTCCGCCACGAACACATGATTTAATGTGCTCGAGCACATCGTTTAATGTGGTGGCGGCCGATGAAGTACGATCTCACTTCCTTCAATCCGGCGAAGCGGAAGCGCCTGGCGCGGCGACCGCGCACCACGCTGGCGATGCTGCGGGCGAAGGAAAAGCGCCTGAACGGCAGAATGGCCGCTTTGGCCCGCGAGGAAGCCAAGCTTAGAACGTGATGGTGGCGGAGGTCGCCTCCGCCACGGCGTTATTTCCCGAGGGCTCGCCAGCGATCAGCAGCTTGTTGAGCTTGGACCAGCTCTTTTCCATCGTGAGACGTCTGGTCCGCCACGGCGATGCCGTTCGCTCGGAGATAATCCGCGCGTTGCTGCCAATAGGCTGAGGAATCGATCGGCGGCTCATTGGTCGGCTCAGTCATCATGGCAGTATAGCGTGGCGGAGGCGCTCTCCGCCACGTTCAATCGTATTCGTCGTCCCCGGGCAGCCGGATGGCTTCGCTTCCGTTCTCGATGGCCAATAACACAGCGCGATCGATCGCGAGGTGGATGTCGGTTGTGCCGTCCTCCTGTTCCTCGTTTTCCAGCCGATCCGCGATCTCGGCCGCGAACGCATCCGCATCGAGGATCTCGGTTCCTTCGACCCAATCGTTGCCGCCCTGGGCCGCTATCATGAGCGTATCGATACCGATGCTGATCACGAGGCGGCCATCCTCGACGGCGACGGTCAGCGCCTGGTCCCGCTCGCTCATGCGACCAGGCGCTCGGGCTGCGCGATCGCGCGGACCGCGCGCATGAAGGCGCTTTCGCCATCGGTCGCGGCGATCGCCACCTGGCGCTGATCGAGCGAGGCGGCGCGCAGCCGGTCAATGAGGCCGTTCCATTTCGCCTCGAGCGCTTTGACCTCATTCATGAGGTTGATCTCGTCTTGGGATAGATCGCGGTAGCCGCTGATCTTCTTGTGCTGATTGTCCATGAACCTCCGCGCTCAAGGGTTCGGGCATAATATCCGATCCCCTGAGGAGCGCGAGTACTTCGTGGCGGATATCCTCCGCCACCTCGCTGATTATGCGCCAGCGCGCCTGAATATGCATCGGGCTTAGGTCGAACCTGCATCCCCACGATGCAAATTTGCATCGCCAGAAAGCCAGAAAGCCAGAAAGCCAGAAATGCTGACAGCAGCTCGCATTCGCGCGGCCGCGCCGAAGGCGTGTGCCTATAAGGTCTATGACACTGGACGATTGCATCTTCATGTTGCGCCGTCCGGCCGTCGTACCTGGCGCTTGGCCTTCACCTTTGGTGGCAGGGAGCAGCTGCTCACGCTCGGAACATTCCCCGAGCTCAGCCTAGCCGACGCGCGCGATCGCCGCGACGAGGCACGGCGCCAGCTCCGCGGCGGCGAGGATCCTCGCATTGCCCGAAAGCACGAGGATCTGCCGTCCAACACTTTCGAGGCGATCGCGCGGCGCTGGCACCAGGCGAAACAGGCGAGCTGGTCGCCAGCGCACGCCGGCGACGTCATCGCCAGCCTCGAAGCGCACGTCTTCCCTGCGATCGGCGCGGCCGAGCTCGCCGCCATCACCGCACCGGCAGTGCTCGAGCTGCTCCAGCGCGTCGAAGCGGGCGGCGCGATCGAGACGGCTCGCCGTGTACGCCAGAGGATCTCGGCCGTCTTTCAGCGCGCGATCGCCGAAGGCATCGCCGCGGCAGATCCAGCCGCCCTCGTCCATAAGGCGCTCGCGGATCGGCCGGACGTCCGACGCCAGGCAGCACTGACGGAGCTGGACGATGTGCGCGGGGCTTGGCGCGCGATCGCCGCGGCGCCGGCGGCCGAGATCTCGGTCCTAGCCGCGCAGTTCGTGGCCATGACCGCCGTGCGCTGCGGATCCGCGCGCGGCGCGCGCTGGGATGAGATCACGGGCGTCGATTGGGAGGATCCGCTCGTGATGTGCCCAGCTGCCGGCTGGCGCATCCCCGCAGCGCGCATGAAGCTGAAGCGATCCCGCAAAGCAGATACAGCCAACGACCATATCGTGCCGCTTTCGGCCGCGGCGGTGCAGCTGCTGCGCCGGGCCCGGTCGATCGCTGGCCGCAGCGTCTATGTTTTCCCGCGCGCCGCCGGTGCCGGCGCGCCGATCGGCGAGAACGCGATCCTCGCGGTCCATCACGCAGCCGGCCTGGCCGGCCGCCATTCCCCTCACGGCTGGCGCGCGGCGTTTGCCACCATTCTGAACGAAGCGCGGCCGGAATGGCGCGCGGCGATCGATCTCGCCCTTGCCCATGCTCCCAAGGACAAGGTGGAAGCGGCCTACAACCGCGCGACGCATATCGCGCTGAGGCGCGAGATCTACGACGAGTGGGCCCACATCCTCGCCGCCACCGCTATCGAGGCCTGACGGCACTACAATCGCCCTTCCTTGGCCGAAACAGGCGCGACAGTCGGTCGGCGCGCGCCGACCTCCGCTTGCTCTCATCGGAGAGCATTCGTCGGCGTAGCCGACGCCCCGCTGAACAGCAGCGCTCGCAGATCGCCCTGCGCAAGGCGCGCAACAACCGTGGGATGGACCACAAACCGGCGCGCCGCTGCGCGCAGCATGGGTTTGGCAGAGCTACCTAGTGCGGCTCCTTTTATTTTTACTTCTCGCGGTCATCAGACCTGCCGTTCAACGGGTTCGGGCGTGGCTCTCAAGGGCGAGGTCCGTGTCGCGCGTCGAAGGCGGCGCATCAGCCGCTCGGCAGCGTGGCGCTCGGCCTTGGCGGCGATGTGCTCCGGCAAAAGGGCGGCGGCGATGCTGCGAGGAATCCCCGGCCGGCGACCGAAGCGCCTCGTCAGATATTTGCTGACGCGCCACGCCAGCGCCTTGGGCATGGTGAACCGATAGAGGTTGCTGGTCTGCACGCGATCGGGGCCGGCCCCATCACCAGCGACCGTGCGGCGCAGCCATTCTATAAAACCGCAATCGCGCAGGGCCCTCAGGGTATCCTCGACGCAACTGCGCGATATCCGGACCGCTTCGGCGATCTGCTCGCGCGAGGGGCAGCACATGCCCCCATTCCTCCGCGCCTCGCTGTAGAGGTAGCGTAGCACGGCCACGCCGTTCGTGCGGATCGCCCCGCACCTTTTCCCCTTCATCTTCGTGTCGCGCGCATAGCGCTCGACCTCAATCAGCATCGGCCCCAGCTCGTCCTTGTCGACGTCGTGCTGGAAGGATGCGCACCGCTCGTCGTCGACGTCGTAGCTGTTGGCCCACACCGGGATCTGCGTGGGTGGGCGATCGCCCTTAGATATGATCGCGCCGAAGCTACGGCCGGTCATCGGAATGGCGATCGTCGTCAT